CCGGTCCTTCCGGTCCTTCCGGTCCTTCCGGTCCTTCCGGTCCTTCCGGTCCTTCCGGTCCTTCCGGTCCTTCCACCGATCCTTCGTCTATTCCAAGTGGTTCTGGTCCTGCAAAACCGACTGATAATTCTATGTTATATGTTTATTTAATTATCGCATTTATTATTTTGGCACTAATTATTGCTTTTTTTATATTTAAAAAAAAATAGAATATATATATTAAATTAAAATGAGTAAGGTCAAACAAACCCCTGGATGTCCGCCACCTCCCGATCTCAAAACACAAACTACGGACATTGCAAAAACAATGGATTCTATAGGAGCAAATCAAAAATGTAAGTCCGCTTTTAAAAATCAAGTAGACGCATCTGAACAAAAAGGTGATGCTGCTGTAGCATTTGCTACTTTTGGAGGTGTAGGTGGAGGAAGCGCATCGTTTACTAACTCTCAGAATCACATGAAAGAAAGTTTAGACAAATCTGGGTGCAGCGATGTTTTTGCTAACGTAAATCAACAGTTATCCGCTCAACAATCTATGTTATGTTCGATTAATAACAAAAAATCTACAACGTCTTTAGCTGGGTCCGCCAACGCAACAATTACTATTAAACAGATGCCATCGACACCTGCGATGATCGCGGCAAAAGGCGCTGCGGTTGCGGCGCTTTTAACAAAGCCTGTTCCTCCGCAGTACGTGCCTGGTATGCCAGCTGAAGTCTTTAAACAACAAGAAGCTGATTACCATGAGCAGGTGGCAATGGTTACTAAAGCCATTGATGATGTTACCGGAAAAGTAGTAATTGAAGATTCTACTTTCAAAATGAAGGCCAATGTTGATATGCAATCGATTAGTAATATGAAAGAAGTAGACCATACTGCAATTGCAACCGCGTTTAAGACTGCTGCAAAGGCGCAGGCAATGACTGATCTCCATAATAAAACTGGATTAGGCGCCAACTCTGATACTGTAAAATCTCTTGTTACGTCTAGAATTAATTCTAAGAATCAATCTATTACTGATAATATTAAAAATACATTGTCATCGGTAAATTTAAAAGCGTCAAGCGGTGGACACGTGATAATAGAATTTTACGGAGCGTTTACAATGAAGGATGTAATTATTGACCAGTATGTTCAGGCTCGTCTTATCGCAAAGAATTTAATGACAAGCGCGTCGAATTTAGGATCTTCTGTGGCTAATCAGATTATGCAAGATTCTGCAACAGCTACAAAATCAACAAAAGATTCCAGTGGAGAGGGTGCAGTATTGAAACAAATTTACGACGGACAGGTAGCCCTATCTAAAGCGAACTCTGAAGGAATGAACAAGGCGTTTTCGAGTCTTACTGGATTTATGTCCGCTGCTTTAATGATACCTTTAATTATAGGCGCAGGAGTTTTACTATTTATGCCAGAGGTTTCTAATGTAATTGCGCCGGGTCCTCTCAAATATGTTCTAGCAGCTGTATTATTGTATTTTGTCCTTGCATATTTTATTGGATTCTGGCCATTCGGTAAGTCTGAAAAGAAACATGAGGACGAAGATTACGACGAAAGAGATATTTTTCCAGACGGTTTAGGATTTATTCGTACCGTACCTCCCAAAAGCAAACATCCTTACCGCCGTCATCACTTTTCGGCCGGATATTAATTTTTAAAAAAATAATATATACATCTTATTAAATGAATACATTAGTATATACTATTGGGGCTATTTTGATTTTAATTGGTTTTTATTTCCTTATGTCACGCGAACTAAAAGGTTCTGTAATAGTACCAAGTCATGTACCTTATATACCTTCTCAAAAAGGGGGTTCTAGAGGTGGTCATATGCTACACGAAATTAAAAATTTAGAGATACCCGGGTGGTATTGGGGAGACTGCTGTTCGGGGGCAATGCCGAGCGGAGCCCGGTAAAACTTCGTAATTATTTTTTTTTGAATTACATACGAATTAATTTTAAGAAATAATTTATATGTAATTATAAGAATGAAAGTGATCACTCGCAGTGGTAATAAAGAAGATGTAAGATTTGACTTGATAACAGACAAAATTAAAAATCTATCCGACGCAGATGATCGCTGGGGTAAGAAATTAAATACCGACCCAGTGTTTGTTGCTCAAAATATCTGTAGTTTAATTTATGATGGTATCACGACAACAGAACTTGATGAATTTGCTGCGAGTTTTTCTGCAACTCTTTTTAAAAACGACCCAGATTATTTGATATTGGCAAGTAGAATATCAATAAATAATCATCATAAAAATACAGAATCTTGCTTTAAAAGTGTAATGCTTAGACTTAACGAATGTGGTATAATTTCAGATTCTTTTATGACCATCGTAAAAGAAAAAGAAGACTTTATTAATAGTATAATTGATTACAATAAAGATTATAATATTTCTTATTTCGGATTTAAGACTCTTCAAAATGCTTATCTACTAAAACAAGATGAAGTAGTACTTGAAAGACCTCAGCATTTGTTTATGAGAGTTGCTTTAGCTATGCATCAAGACGATATGACGATGGTTCAAAAAGTTTACAATTCATTCTCTCATAAATATTACACCCATGCTACTCCGACACTCTTTAACGCGGGCACCAATTATCAACAAATGAGTTCATGTTTTCTTCTTGGAACAGAAGATTCTGTAGAGGGTCTATACAAGACAGCTGCAGATATGGCTCAGATTTCAAAGTGGGCTGGCGGAATAGGTGTGCATATTTCAAATGTCAGAGCAAAAGATTCATACATCAATAAAACGGGAGGTAAGAGTAACGGTATAATGCCTCTTCTTAGAGTTTATAATAATATTTCGCGACACATCAATCAAAGTGGAAAACGTAACGGTTCGTTTGCTATATACATTGAACCATGGCATCCAGACATTCATGACTTTTTAGACGCAAAGAAAAATAACGGTGCCGAGGAAATGAGGGCGCGGGATTTATTTTACGGACTGTGGATACCCGATTTGTTTATGAAAAGAGTAGAAAATAACGAATTGTGGTCTTTGATGTGTCCAAATGAATGCAAATGTTTAACTGACACTTGGGGAGAAGAATTTGAAAAGTTATACATTGAATACGAAACCAGTGGGAAATATAGAAAACAGGTAAATGCCCTGGAACTTTGGGAAAAAATTATTAATTCTCAAATTGAGACCGGTTCCCCATACATTTTATACAAAGACGCTGTTAATAGAAAGTCTAATCAGAAAAATTACGGAATGATTAAAAGCAGTAATTTGTGTACAGAAATTGTAGAATATTCTGATTCAAAAGAAACCGCTGTGTGTAATTTAGCAAGTCTCTGTTTGCCAACCTTCGTAAAAAATGGTATTATAGATTATGATCTATTAGGCGAAAAAACACGCGAACTTGTTCATAATCTAAACAATATCATTGACATCAATAGATACCCTACACAAGAATCTGAAATATCAAACAAACGCCATCGCCCAATTGGAATTGGTGTACAAGGTTTTGCAGACATTTTAATGATTTTAAAAATACCTTATAACTCAGACGAAGCACGGTTTATAAATAAATGTATATTCGAGTGTATGTATTATAATGCACTTGTTCAGTCATGTAATTTAGCAAGAAAGTTTGGATATTACGAAACTTATCCGGGGTCCCCTGTTAGTCAAGGAATACTACAATATGATATGTGGGAAGCAACACCTGTCTTTATTAAACCCGAACAATGGGATTCTCTGAAAGCTGATATTAAAGAACATGGTATTCGTAATAGTCTTCTTTTAGCCCCAATGCCAACTGCATCTACTGCACAAATAATGGGAAATAACGAATCATTTGAACCATATACTTCAAATATTTACACAAGAGCTGTACTTTCTGGGAGTTATATTATAGTTAACCAACATCTTATTAACGAACTTAGGGAACGTAATTTATTTAGTAAGAAAATTGTTGAAGAAATAATGCTTAATAAAGGCTCTGTTCAAAAATTAAATATTCCCCAAGACATTAAAGAAGTTTATAAAACAGCATGGGAACTTCCGCAAAAATGCATTCTTAATATGGCAATTGACAGGGGCGCATTTATTTGTCAAAGTCAGAGCCTAAATCTTTTTGTAAATCCTCCTCAACCTAAGATAATTCATTCTATACATATGTATGGATGGAAACATGGACTTAAAACTGGATCTTATTATATCAGGACTAAGTCTATTCTTGAAAATCAAAATTTTACAACTGAAGTAGAAAAAGAAACCTCCGCTGAACCTAGAGAATGCCTAATGTGTAGTGCATAAAAATTAAAATTATAATTATTACCAGTATAACCATAAGTATATTAGTCCAACTAAGTGCATTATTTCTATTTTTAAAATTATATACAAATTCTTCAAGTGTTGGAGAATTTTTGTTCAATTTATTATTTACTTTTTTATGGAAATTATACGTCCATTTAATTAGATCTTGTTTGGATTTTAAAAAAGAATCTATATCACTTTCCTTAAAAAATTCTTGTGAAGAAATTGAACATTTATCACATGGTAAAACTTTTACAAAAGATTCATAAAATTCTTTATAAGCATTTTTATCGTTTTCGTTTGGAGATTCTGGATAACCAAATGCAACGAAGTGAAAGGTTTCCCAAAAATAAGGTCCCCAGATTTTTGGATTAATATTTGACTTATCTGATAAACTCATTTACAATTATATTTATATTTTATTTACTTAAAAACTTCGAATATACTATATTATCATGGAATATCCTCTCGATGACACGTGGGCATTATATTTGCATTATAAAGATTTAGGTAAATTGTATAATGAAAATGTTGAAAAACTTATAGAAATTTCCGATGTAGTAACTTTTTGGCAAACATTTAATAATATACCCAAGATTTATGAAATCTTTTCAGACGGACAAAGTATTAAAAAAATGAAAAGAAATAACGCAACTCCTTGTGCATATTCTTTCTTTAGAAAAGGCATCTTCCCCTGCTGGGAAGACGAAAAAAACAAGGAGGGATTTGAATTTTCTATTAAAAATGGAAATAATTTTAATAAATTTCAAGATGAATGGTTAAATAGTGTACTAGAATTAATTTCTAATAAAGACGATAATTACAAATTCATAAATGGTATCAGGATTGTAGATTGTACAAAATACGATAGTGTTTTATATAGAATGGAATTTTGGGTAGATTTAGAAGAAAGGAAATCTTTAATTGAAAATATATTAAAATCAGATAACTTTGGATTTAAAAAATATAAATTTCTATATAGGAGCCATAAAAATATGAAAGAAACGGTATAAAGTATTAATATATTTACATTTAAGTATAAATGGACGATATATCTCAGCGTTTAGAATCTATTGAACTACGACTTCAAAATATCGAACAAGTTATTGAAGCAAAATTAGACCCATTGTTAGATCTTCTTCAGGCTGTAATAAAAACTAATCTTGTAAATTCAAATGCAAATAAAACACCTGAACAAGAAAATACTCCACCAGTCGAACTTATGTATAGTGAACAAGGCGATAATGTATACATCTCTGGAACAAAAACTTATAATAATCGCGAAATAATTAAAGCAACTTTTAAAGGAGCAAGTTGGGATAAAGAAAAGTCAGCTTGGTCATTTAAAAAGTTTACTGATTATGAAAAAACATTAACTGAAGTATTTCCAAATATAATTAAGGATCAATAGTGAATACCGATGTTTTAGCCTTGCCTGACCCAACTTCTAGTCCATTAACTCTTCGAATGCGCGAGTCCTTGTGACAAAAATAAAAAATTTCTTTCTTACGAAGACCTAAGGTCTTTGACATATTCTTAACACCGAGTTTAATTCCTGGGGAGTTATTTAGAAGAGTAAATACAGGGTTCATAATTAATTATAAATACAATTTCTCTTTAAATTATTATATTTATAATTAAGTAAATAATGGATTTTGGTAAGAAAGGAGATGCGAAAAAAGCGATGAAACTTATGTGGAAGGAAGGTATCACTCTTAAACAGGCTTGGAAGCGTGTAAAGGGCAAGGAATCGAAGAAAAAGTCCTCGAAGTCTTTGTCTCCTAGAAAGAGAAAGGCTCAGGCTATGGCAAAGAAAGCTATGAAGCTTAAGTGGAAGGAAGGTATCACACTTAAACAGGCTTGGAAAAAGGTAAACAAGTTCGGTGACACTGTTTGTCCAGATGGTTATGAACCAAATGTAATGTGGACGGGTAAAGCTGGACAGCGTCAATGTGTTCAGATATGCGGCCCAGGTATGTTTAGAGATCCTACCACAAACAGATGCAAGAAGACTCCGTCTGCACCAACTCAGCGTCAGGTCCCCGTTGGAATGGAAATTAATCCGGCGACGGGACGCCTTAGAAAAGTTTGTCTACCACCGAGCATGAGAAATACTAAAGGGCGGTGTTCGTGCCCTAAAGCTGAAATTATAGCACCTCTCGGAATGGAAATTAATCCAGAGACCGGGCGTCTTAGAAAAGTTTGTCTACCGGGTCAATACAGAGACCCTGTCACTAAAAGATGTAGACGAATCAAAGAGGAACCTCTTTTAATAGATTCTCCGGTTCCAATTCTAGAGCCCCTATTAGGCGGCGGTCAGATGATGCAATCTGACTTCAGAGACTCTACTTATATGCCTCCGGGTATGGCAGCATTTGGAAGATACGGAAGACATAGATATGGTGGTCGCAGATGTGGGTTTGGAACATGCAAGGCTTGTGTGCGTTAGATAGTATCGTATTTCCAGTAATTATAAAAATCTTTTTTAGTCCATCGCGTGGCATTTAAATTATCTAATTTCCTCATAAAATTTTCAATTCTTATTATTTCAAGTTTAAAATTTTTAAAAGGTTTTGATCTACAAACTGGTCTATAACCGGCTTTAAGCCAAAAACATCGGCCGTAAAATTTATACGCTAAATTTTTATAAAAAATTTTATCAAATGCATCATGTGTGTTTTTACATGTTATTGAAAAATTTAAAATGTCTTGAAAATTTAAAAAATCGGCCATTGATCTTACAATATCAAAAATTAAATAATTCATATAATAATTAATTTTTAAAAAAAATGTAAATTATATATTAAAATAATGAATTCGTATTTTGGTATGGCAACCGCGTGTCCTCCTGGTTACAGAGCTAACAAGCGGTGGAGAGGTAAGCGTGGTCAGCGTCAGTGCCTTAAGGGCGCTCCCAAGAAGACTCTTAAAGAGTTACAAGTTATCGCGGCCGCGAACGATGTTTCGATCTACAAGCGTCGCAGAGATGATATGGGATTCACTCGTACACCTTTATCGACCCGTGCTCTTAAGTACCGCCTAACAAAGATGAAGGTTGCGCATTTCGGCATGACAACTGTCTGCCCTCCTGGATATTCTGCTAATCCAAATTGGCAGAGAAAGCCTGGTCAGCGCCAGTGCCTAAAGGACAAGGTTAAGAAAGCTCTTAAAAAGGCCGCCGCAAAGAAGGCTAAACCAACTCTTAAGCAGCTACAGTCTCTTGCGCGTGCAAATGATGTTTCGATCTACAAGCGTCGCAAGGACGACATGGGCTTCACTCGTACTCCGCTCACTGTTAAGGCGCTTAAGCTTCGTCTAACTCGTATGAAGGTGCCTTACATGTAATAATTAATTTAAATTGGTGTAAAAATTATAATTTATAATTTTAAAAAATATAAAGTTATAAATTATAAAATATTATAATGGAGCCTATACTTTCAGAAACGTCAAATAGATATGTTTTACAGCCTATAATTTGGACATCAGTTTGGGAGGCTTACAAAAAACACCAACAGGCTTTTTGGACCGCCGAAGAAATAGACTTTCCGGCTGATATATCAGATTGGGAAAAATTAAACGATAGTGAAAAGTTTTTTATATCTAATGTTTTATCGTTTTTTGCTGGCTCCGATGGTATAATATTCGAGAATATTTCTATTAATTTTATAGACGAGATCAAAGTTCCCGAAATTAGAGCTTATTATGGTTGGCAGGCTGCTATGGAAACTATACATTCTGAAACATATGCATTGATGATAGACACCTACATAAGCGACCAAAAGGAAAAAATTAAAATTTTAAACGGTATTCAAGAGTTACCTGGTGTTAAAAAGAAGGCTGAGTGGACTCAGAAGTGGTTGAATAAAGACCTTCCCTTTCAAGAAAGGCTCGTGGCATTTACTATAGTCGAGGGTATCTTTTTCTCGGGCTCGTTTTGTGCAATTTTCTGGTTGAAATATGTAAAAAAGTTAATGACAAAAGCTCTTGGTAAAAGTAATGAACTTATAGCAAGAGACGAATCTTTACATACCGATTTCGGAGTACTTTTGTATTCTTATATAGTTAATAAATTATCAAGTGAAAAAATGAAAGATATGATGACATCTGCGGTAGACATCGAAAAAGAATTCATTTGTGATTCGTTTGAATGTAATCTTATAGGAATTAACAAAAAATCTATGAAAACATACATAGAATTTCAAGCTGACAGATTAATGCAAAAATTTGGGTATGACAAAATGTATAATGTAGAATGTCCGTTTAGTTTTATGGATACGATGTCTTTAGATGGGAAAAGTAATTTTTTTGAACAAAGAGTTAGTGATTATAATCGCCCCGAACAAATAAACGATAAAGAATTAGAATATGTAGACGATTTTTAATTAATTTAAAGACAACCGATATTATTAGTTATAATATAAATGACGTCGATTTCCGATAAGCCTGTTGATGTATCTGAACAATCTGAAAAGACTTATACCATTACGGAGAAAGATATTCAACTTATTCTTAAAGTTGTAAATGTAGTATCTGTCCGCGGAGGATTTAAACCATCTGAATTCAAACTGGTTGGAGAACTTTATGAAAAGTTGGAAACTCTAACCAAGGAACAGAAGCAATAAATTACAAAAAAAATATCAACTTAAAAATTTATATCATCAATAAGTGTAGAAATGACTACTGTTATTGATGGTCGTGGAAATATTTCAAGAATCGAAAATTCTTCCGATATAACAATCGAAGAAGAACATTCTTTTGCTCCTATGAGTATAGAAGAATATCGTAATTTAAAACTAACCCCGGAGCAGGAATGGAATAATATCTATAATCCTAAAAAATGTTCAATAGAAGCTTTAGAAGCTATCGAAATTAAAAAAAGGGGAAATGGTCCAGATAAACCTGTTTATTCAGTTGGCTCTAAAGAACCAGGGCCTTATTATGATCCAGACTGTGCTCATATTCATATTTGGAAAAAAGTAAAGTTGATACAGAATTTTACATGTGAACAGTTTCATAATGTACCTTATATACAGTTTACAAATAAAAAACCCGGTTTATATTGCTGTATATGTCATGAACGCCGAAAACAATTTCAATTCAAATGGAAAGAAAATCTTGATTATCCGTATGAAGAACCTACGATCTTTCATAATAAAAATAAATACAATAAAGAAGATTTTTTGCCCCCTTCTTCTGTAAAAGTATTTCCCAAAACTGTGACAGAAGTTCCCGTTTCAAATGAAAATAATAAAAAGATTTTAAATTGGGAAAGATTAGTAAATAGAATTTTCCATTCTATTTATAACGAAAAACTTATTTATCCTATATCAAAATACAAATCATTGTATTTGTGGCCATGGCAATTAACTGCTTATCAAAAATTTAAACTAGATAATCCAGAATATAAATCAAGTCATATTTTTGTCAAAAGTGACCTCGATAAATTTAAAAATAATTATGCAATTATAGTTTAAGAATAACGTTTATACTATATAAACATGAGTAAATACGATAATTTATTTATCAATATCTGTAAACAATATGCAGATATGTCATCGGCCACTAGAAAAAAAGTTGGCGCAGTTATAGTTAGAGATAATACTATCATTTCAGATGGATATAATGGCACACCAGCCGGTTTCGATAATAATTGTGAAGATGAAAATGGTAAAACCCTGTGGTATGTATTACATGCAGAGGCAAACGCTATTACAAAAATGGCCAGATGTAATATAAGTTGCGATTGCGCAACACTTTACATTACTCTTTCTCCGTGTAAAGAATGCTCAAAATTAATAATCCAATCGGGTATTAAAAGAGTTGTTTACAAGGAAAAATATAAAGATACATCTGGTTTAGATTTCTTAGGAAATTTTAATATTGAGTGTATTCAAATAGACTAATGGATTCCCTCGTTAATCTTGAAACTGGTTATATAAATTGGGACGAAATTAAAAAGTTAAGTAAAGATACGGATTTAGACAATGCTACTAAAAAATTTCAATGTAAAAAATGTAATAATTTTTTTTACAGTAAAAATTATCAAGGAGAATTTCCGCTATGTATACACCATCGAAATAATACGTTTAAAAAAAATTAATTTCATATTTTAAAATACTAAATGGATGAATCAAGAATCGACCGTCTTGAAAAAGAACTAAGTGAACTTAAAGTTAAACTTTCGGGATCTGAAAAACCTAAAAAAGAAAAAAAACCAAGAGCGGCCTCTGAATATAATACATTTATTAAAAATCACATAGCAGAACAGAAACAAAAACTAGGATCGGACTATAATCATAAAGCAGCGTTTAAGAGTGGAGCAGAAGCTTGGTCAAAAAGTAAGAAACCTTGTTAATACTAAACAATTTTCGCATATATAACACCCCAACAGATCTGAATAAAATATATAATTTGGTCTACAACTACAGTGTATATTACATTCCTTATTTATAAGAGCTCTGTAATACTTACTGATTGTAAACATTTCCCTGTTTAAATTTGATATCTGTGACAAACTTTGACACATTTTAGTTACCTTATCGTTTAAATTAATGATGTTTGAAAAATAATTATCATTATCTTGTTTTAAGAATTTAATTATATTTTCTTCAACTTTAATATTAAAATCCTTTACAAAAAATTCTTTTTTAAATTTAAAATCTATCAATTTTAACCTATTATAACATATTATCACTATAAAGTTAGATATCTTAGACATAATAATGTCTATTTTCTCAAAGTAACTTGATAAAATGTAAATATATTGTATCTTCGGATAATTGTATATGTCGTTCAAAACTATTATGTAATTAGTGTATTTATTGTTTAATTCCTGTGTTATATTGTTAAATTTTGATTCATAAAAACTTACAAGTTTATAACACAAAGAATCTAGCGTGTATAAATTTTCATTTATATTAATCACACTTGAAAATATATAATTTAAACACTCTAACAATAAATTACTCTTCAAATCTTCGAATAAATTAAAGGAATCTTTTATAGATTTATATTTACTATATAATTCCGGGTCTAATATTGATTTAGAAGGTCTAGAGTAACCCTTTGAATATATTATATCTTCTGAATCTACTTTAATATCTGTATTTTCAATAGTTATAATAGACATTTGTATTATCAATTTAATAATAGATGTCTCAATATTAATTTATTATATTTATTAAATTCACTACCATGATTATCATCTTTCCAAGTAACATGATTCATGGCGGTATGTGTAAGTTCGTGGGCAATTAAAATCTTCAAATCATTGATTTTTTTTTAGATTTCCATTCTCTTTTCTTATATTTAGAAAAATTTTACGATATTTAGCTCTGAGTTTACCATCTGAACCTATATTAATGTTTCCAGTTCTCCTTACTTGTTTTGGTTTATTTAAACCTTCGAATTTAATGTAACCCTGGTCGTCTATTAACTGCATTTCTTGTAGAACATATGGCGTGCTTAAAAGTAAATTTATTTCAGGAGTTCTTTTTTCTTTAAACTCGATAGATATAAACGTTCTTAATATTAATAAATCGATGTCGTTTAACAGTTTCGCGGCTTTTTGTGCATCTTTAAAGTCTAAAACTTTATAATTTCCTACATTTCTGTAGTTTTTATTTTCATTAAAATCCCATATTATCATTTATTATTAAACAGTTATTATTTATTCAAAATAATATTAATACTTCCGTCGTCTTCTTTTACTGTTCTTATCAAAGGAGGCCTGTTCTTGTGTTTATTTTTGTGTGTATTATTTATTATTTGATTATTTTTCCTAGATCTGTTTAGATTAGCAGTTTTAACGGGTTCTTGACTAAACGTATTTGTAACAGTGGGTATATTTAAAATTCTATTTTGATGTACATTTGTTTCATGAAATTTTTTTAACATCATAAACATTTCAAGAGGTAAAACCTTTGCTATCTTTGGTATTAATCCTATAGAAGTTGGAAGTGTATTAATTATAAATGGGAATTTCTTGACTCTTTTATCTAATAACAATATTTCAGCCTGTTCTTTATCTACTATAATTAAAATTGTAGATAAATCTGGGAAATTGTATAACTTCTTTAATGCTAGATAACTTTTATAACAATCTTTTAGTAAATATACAGTTTGCATGTATAATATATTTAATAATAATTTATAATTTTTTTTAAGTTTTTATTATATAATATTATATAATAAATGGCTCAGTCCTTAGAACCAGAAGATGTAGACGGAGACATCTATGACGAAATTTTAAATCTAGAAAAATGGCAAACTGTGTTATCCGACTTAATTTCTACTAATAGTATATCCCAAGAAGAGTTTGATTCAGAAATGTTAAAAACTCGTTATTATATAGATCTTAAAACTAAAACATACGTTTTAGACGATGACGACGCTGTTATAATAGAAAAATTAAGAAAATACAAGGCTTCTCTTACTGAAAATTATAAATATGGAACAATAGACGAGATAGAATTTAATCGGGAATACAATAATATACTAAGAAAAGAGTATGATATACTAAAAATGTCAGAAAGTGAGGAAACTGAATCTAAAAGCTCCCCTGTCGTTTTAGATCTACCTATGAACGAAAAACTTCAAAAATTACACGAAGCAGAAATAAAAAATGATAAAGCAATAGCAAAAAAACACGGTATATTATTTCCTAATTTACCGTTTGGAATTACAAAAGAACAGGTTAATCAATACTACGACCTTAAAATTACAGGGCAAATAGAAAATAATATTCCCGAAATAGAAGATTATTTGAGAAAATACGCGACTACAAAACAGCTGATAGGTTATTATACGTCATCTTATGAAGTAACTAAGATTTTTTACAACACGGAAACAAAAACCTCAAATTATGATTTTAAAATGGTCGCCCCAATGAGTAATAAACTCCGTGATATAACTGTTTTAGAAAAACGATCTAATTTATTAAACCCCGAAGAACAGGCATATTCGGATAGGTTAAACATTCTTAAAAACAAACTCAGACAATTGTCTAGAACGGATTTATTAAAGTGTGCAGGTGTAAGAACTTTAAAATACATGTCATATATTGAAAGACTGAAAGAGAATAAACAAAACGTCATTCGCTTTAAAAATCATCCTGAGAATTATAAATTATTACAACAAATAATAGAAGAAGATAATATCTACTATAATATACCATCTGATCAATTGTTTAGACAATATGTATATACCCGACCAGATATATTTGCGGCGCCTATTGAAGAAACCGAAACAGATATCGTAGAATATCTAGAAAAAGGTAATACCGGTTATTTGGCTATAAAAGAAGGAGCAGATCTTAAAAATCTCGGAGAAGGTCTCGAAAATTTCGTAACAATTTTGCCTTTACAAGACGAACTTTATACTAAAATAAAAACAGAGACTGGAAATCAGTCCGAGATTGCACAGACCTGGGAATTAAGAATGTCTTTGCCGGGTAGTAATACAAAAAATATAGTTAAAAGATATTTATCGTTCGACGATTACTTAACAGACTTTAGAGAAATTCTTGTTGATAATTCAAAATTTTTAACCGGTAAATCAAAAGATATATTAAATAGTAAAATAAGAAAGATAAATTATTATTTAAAGTATGGCGAAGACCCCGAAACTTACTTACCTACTGGTCACACATCAGTTTCTGAATTATTTAAAAATAGGACTCAAATTTATTCTATGCGTCAAGAGGGATTGTACAAATTATTAGATCTCTTTACAACTTATTATCCAGGATGTGATACATTAGTTGAAAAAATAGAAACCGATATATTCGAATATTCAAGTAAAAATTACAAATTTAACATATCTAAAATTACATTTTTAATAAATAATTATCAAGAAAAACTTAATGATTTAATTACGGGAGACGAATCTATAATAAATTTACTCACTTATGAAACACCAAGAACATTACCAGAAGAAGACATTGACATCAGAGGGGATAAACAGGAAAACATAAATAAATTGTTAGACTGGAGACCCGATACTTCTTTTTATGACACATACAAGACTGAATTAGAGAGTAATAACTATAGATTTTATAAGTTTAAGAAAGAACATCCCGAATTGACAAATTTGCAAATTTCACAACTAATGAGCCAATACTCTGAAGATTTGCAATGGAAAAAATCTCTAGATAACTATAGAAAATTAGAAGTACCCGATGGTTATATAGAATTAAATTATAGACTTAGATATCTGCTTAAACAGAGAAATAAAATTCCTTCTAGAAGAATATTCACATTGGCTACAATATCTGATCGAATATATTCACAACAACAATTTTTATCTACATTTACAAAATGTAAAATTCCTGAACCAAAAGAGTACTCTATCTTAACTGAAACAATAATATATGGTTTAGCAAAAACTCCAGAAGAATACGCTTATTATATAAATTTAGTTAATAGCGAATATAAAAAACTATGCGAGTTTTTTACAAAAGTTAATTTAAAATGTCAATTAGATTCTAGCGGAACGGTTAAGTGTATCTTATCATTCGAGCCTAATGTTCTTACGCCTGTTATAACTGAATTTTTAATAACACAGGGTGATTTCAGTACAGTGGATATACAAAGACTTAAAAATTTTACAGAAAATGTAAATTCTTCTAAAGTAATTTCTTATATTCAGAATCTTAGAGGAGATGAAATAGATTCTTATAATAGTTCTATAATGGAACAAGTAAATCAAGATCCTACCCCTTTAAATGAGATATATCTTAGAGCTGCCAGGATAATGAAAACTGCTAAAATGAGAAAACAATTAGACGAATTAGCAATTGTTGTGAATAATACTTACAAACCTCCTATAGTTGTTGTAGAAAAACCTGTTAAATTTAGACAAGGCCGGGAGTATACACCGGAATACATCAAAATTGGGGATTATTATGTTTACGGAGGATTTTACCCAATGTTTAACACGTATGGAAACGATGGAAACATAATAAAGGAAAATTATACAAGATATGATTTGGAACAGTTGGCTAGTATTTATAACTTAGATCTTTTAGAAGACTCGTTTGAACTTTATAAAAGTATAATGCAATTTATTTATAATTACAACAAAAAGGATATAATAGTTAACAAAATTAATTTTAATCCGATTGAGTATAATACATACTATGAGTATCTGAAAATTCCTACAAAAACAATAAATTATACAATAAGACCACGGGTTGGTGTCAAAGAACCGGGCGAAGTCTATACTGTTATAAAAGATCAGGTTAAGATTTATGGGGTACCATTTTCATTTAATGAACACACTATACCTATTTATAGCGAAGAATTGAAAGAGCGTGTTGACAATGGATATGTGATAGTAGAGGGACCGTGTATATTTCAAAAAACTGATTCAAAAAATACAGGTACAAGCGATAGTTATATCAATGTAGAATATAAAGACTCCAGGGGTAAAAGTAAATTATTCAGAGAGGGTGTATCAAGCAAGAAAATTTTAAAGAAAAAAATGGATTCTTTGAATACATGCAATAGATTTATAACAAAAGATTCATGCGATGATCCAAATTCTTATTCTCTAGATGTAAACGGTCTTAAGTTTAAATGTAAATGGTTAAACGAAAAATGCAACGGTGTTATAGTGGAATCTGATGAACTTAAAAATTTTGATATTAATAGTGTCAAATTTAAAGATTATTCGAAGAATAAACTTTGGACTACTGCTATAGATAAATCTATAAAATATGTAGAAGAATTTACTAAATTAAATGGATTAACACATGCAGAAATAAACACTCTTGCGCTAGAACAAAAAATAAGATTATTAGAATATTATAAAAACCTAAACACACACAAAAAATTATTACAAACAATACCAGAAGAAAAACTAGAAGTAAAATCTTACTCATTAATTGATCAATTTGAAGATCTATTGAAACCAAAAGATAACGTTACAAAACCAGAAAAACTTATTATTGACGGTTATACATCTATTACAATATATAATCTAACATCTACAACTATGAAATTGCCTATAAAAATAATACCAGGCAAAGAGTACACGGTTAATGGAAACATAGTTATTCCAAAGGAATATAACAAAGATGATAGGAGTTATATATGTGAAATTAAAGAATCCGGAGAGATAATAACACTATACACAGAAGAGTTTAGAAGAAAAACAGGGGAAATTGTTACAAAACCCGTACCTATTTTCTGTCTAATTAAAAACGAAGATCTTCCTTTTATGAATAATTTACCCGGTTATTATTATTATCTTAAAACAATAGTCTATTTACCGGAGAAAGACGAAATAACAAAGAAAGAAGAAATTTCTAAAATGACCACTGTCCCTTCAAATTTTATTACACCTAGTTCTTTGTTAAATGGAAAACCCCTAGTAACCAGAGCTGATATATTAGAAGCCGTGGCAAATACAGCATTTAGTAAATTAACTACAGACGGAGGATTTATATACGACATTATAGAAAAAGTAAACGCCGAAAAAGATGCAGTAGAATTTGCTGTTAAAAATAAAATAGACATTAACGAAATGTTTACAAGAATAATCGGAACAATAACACTCGTAGATGTAATAGAAGAATACGAAAAGATAAATCCTAAAAAGGTAGTGTCTAAAACGGAACTTACAAATATAATCCAAGAAGCTATAGAAAATAAGAACAAGACTAAAATAGCAGAATATTTTGTTCGCGCTAAAAAATCCAAAATAGATCCCGAAATTTTAAAAGAAGCCAAAAAATTATTAAAAGAATTACCCGACGCCGAAGAAGTTAAACCAGTAGAACCACCTCCTGTTAAAGAAGTTCCTAAAGAACCGGATGTTAGCAGAAACATCTATACCGCGTCTAGACGCAGACGATAATTACGTTTACAATTAATATTTTAAATCAAAATTTTAAATAAATGAGTTCTCTTAATTTAGTTGTGGTTTATCATCCAAATTGTAAAGCTTCTACAGATTTTTTAATAAAGGTTAGTAAAGTACAAGAAGCTGAAATAGAATACATTAATGTAAAAGAAGATAAAATTGAAACGGGTATAGATATCGACGTGGTACCTTTACTTATTATAGATAATGATCCTTCTAAAATATTTAAAGGTAAAAAGGCATTTGATAAAGTTGAAAGTTTATTGACTACTGAAAAACCTGCTTCTAAAAAACATTCTGGTAACCGATACACAAAAAATGTTACTTTTGTAGAAGAAGGGGATAAAAAAGAAAAGATAGATCTAAGTAAAAGATAAATAACGCGGTAATAATCACTATTTTAAATATTTAATTAAATTAAATGGCGCAACAGCAACTCCCTGATTTTGGTCAAATTATGAAACTTGCACAGAAAGTGGCTAGCCAAATTGAACCACCTGAAGAATTGAGAAGTGGTAAAAAACAACTTACAGAAGAAGAAATGACTAGCGCTATTTCTAAAATTACAAAATCTGTATCCGAAGTCGTAAAACCAGAAATGTTAATGGATAATAGTAGTAGAAAAATGGGGAAACAAAAGGTTTCTCCGTTGGTACCAGTTAAAAAGGAAGAATCAAAAATATCATTAGATGTATCTGATCCTCAACCTAGTAGTAGAAAGGAAAAGACAAAGGAAAAGAAAAAGAGAGTTGTTGAAATTGAATCGGATGACTCAGACGACAATGATCCAATAGCCCCCCGAACAAAAGATATGGCATTTACCTTGTCAGTAAGTTTAGAAGAATTATACAGTGGTACTAAGAAAAAGTTAGCTCTAAGAAGAAACAAAATTGATACTGACGGGTCTTATGAAGAAGAAAAGAAGAAGTTATCAATTAAGATTGAACCCGGTATGATAGATGAACAAACTATTAGATTTAATCATATGGCAGATGAAAAACAGGGCTACGAAACAGGTGACGTAGTAGTTACGCTTGACGTTGAAGAGCATTCGGAATTCATTAGAGATGGAAATAATTTACTACTTGAAAAGGAGATTTCATTAGCAGAGGCGTATAATCCTGTCTTATATTTTAAACACTTAAACGGGGAAACATTTAAAATAACAGGTGAACCATTTGATATTTTTGGAGATGAAGACGACATGTTAAAGAAGATTAGTGGATGCGGAATGCCCGTTTTAGGAGAACCGGGTTCTTATGGAGACCTTTTTGTAAGATTCAAGTGTGTAAATAAAACTAAAATAACAACTGAAATAGTAGAAGTTCTAACCAGAATATTCCCACCCCTTCTAGAAAAACCAGACATTCCAGATGAAGAATTAAAAGAAAAGCAATTTGAAATGGTGACCGAAACTGATCTAGAATTTTTAGAAGATTCTGATTCAGAAGATGATTATTCAGATGAAAGTTACTCAGAAGAATCTTCCGACGAAAATTAATTTAAAAACAAAACTTATTTTAATATATAAAATGCTAAACAATGGCTGGGAATTTTATATATTAAACCCGTTTGATGAAAATATAAAACAAACTATTCAAGATACATACATTGATATGTACAATAAGGCTTACGAATGCTTGCTTGGGCAATTATGTATTCCTTCTCCAAACGATTTGCTTTGCGCAGAAAATACTACATTTATGTATTATATAAATTGTTCCGATGAGAATGATAATATAGAATTAGAAGAAACATATGACTACAAGTTTCGCAAAAGTGTCTTTTTTGATAAAAAATTTAAAAAAATTAAATCAGATATCGACAATTATTATAAATTACATGATATTAAAGTTTCTAATATGTACAAAGAAGATTCAAATTATTTCATAGTACTAGAGACAAAGTAAATAATAAATAAAATGACAAATGAAACGAAACCATCTCTAAAAGACTTTCCGTATTCAATTGAATAGTCGCCGAGTTCAAATTTTACTTGTGTTAGGGAGTGGTGCGGATCTATTATATTGAGTAATATAGGTGTTATTATATCATCCAATAAACTACTGAATATTTTATATACAATGACGGAGACAAACACACTAAGTGTAAAATTATCAACTATAAATTGGTAAAAACTATTTTCCATTTATATTTAATAATTATAACATATTTTAAATTTTATTTAAATTTTTGTACCAATAAGGAATGTCTGTATTCGTCCATTTTGCAAAATAAGTTTTTTCCATATTGTAATAATTATAATATGCTTGGGTGTCGCGGGTATGTTTGCATCTTTCTGGCATGGCTTGATGTAATTTTGTTATATTACCATTTGGAATATAAACAGGAATAAAAGACAGACAATGTTCTAGTTGTTTCTGCGATGCATGTATTTTGCCAAATCTATGCGTGTATTCTTTGCATAAATTTATGAATAAAGTATAAAGCCATATGTAATTTCCGGAACTTGTCCGTGTCCATACTGTACATGGGTTGTTTTTAAAAGAAATTTTATATAAATTTGGATTTTTATATTTACCACACACGTGGTGCGCCGAACAAAGCATTTGAGCGTATTCTAATATCATTTTTCTTACATGCGCGTCGCAGTGCATTTTTGCACATATTCCGGGATTCAAAGACAAAAAGAATATATTCATTATTTTAATTTATCTTTATTAAAAATATTTAGGTTATCTATTTTTTTGCCATAAAATATAATTATTTAGATTATTAATTTTCTACAATAAACTATAAATGGCCCCCGTTGGATACAAAATTAAAAAATTAATGAAAGAAGGTTATCCACACAAACAAGCTGTTGCAATAGCTCTTAAAATGAATGAAAAGGGTTGTATAGGCCCGAGAGGAGGAAAAGTATGCTTTGGTAAGAAACAATTTCTTTTTAATCCAAAAAATCCTAAAAAATCATTTGACGTATACATAGACAAAAATCCAAAAGACACTATACCTATTAAATATAAAACTTATTCAGACACGTTGAAAACTATTCGTAAATTAGAACGTCTTTATAAATCTGGAAAATACTCCCATAAAAGAATTAAACAGGTTGCGATGATACTTATGGTAAGACTTAGAGTACTTAAAAGAAAAAAGAAAAAATCTTACACATTAGCCAAAAAATACCACGATTTTTTAACTAAAAGAACAAAAACTAAAAATGCAGATCGTAAAAAATTAACTTTTAAGATATAATTATATACATAACGTAAAAAAAAGTTAGACAAAACAAGGACCCAATGTAAATTAAAACATACATTTCTACTATTTCATCATTATGCTTTTGTACAATGTTATCTAATTGATCATACATTAAATCAGTAATTTCATTTTCATTATAACTCAAATGAATTCTTTCATATAATGGTAAAAACACAGCCATTTACACTATTTTATCTTATAATGTTTTAAGTTGTTTAATTAAATCTTCTTTCTTAAGATCCTCGAAACATAATATAGGCAAATTTTTAGTGATGGCTTGCTTAATTTTTGAGGATTTATATTGTATATCATCCACGTTCTTCTTTGTTAAAAGAAATTTTACATTATCGTCTATAACTTCAGATATTGTAAAGTTGTTTTGAAGTATTTTTTTAACTTCAGGCGATTCCGAAAATCCAGAAATAGCTATATTCATAATACAACATTAATGAATATATTTTAATTTGGTAAAATATCTGTACGGTGTGGGGTTCGAACCCACGAGGCTTACGCCAGCAGATCTTAAGTCTGCCCCCTTAGACCACTCGGGCAACCGTACAGGTATTTTACTTATACATTTAAATATGAATTGTCTTTAAACCGGTTTATAAAAAACAATAAGTCTATATACACATTTTTTGTTTTTGGTAATATTAAATATTTTATTATCCCAGAAAGAAGTGTCTATTCTAGACCCGTTAAAATTATTGGGAACTTTTAGAACTGCTATTTTAGTAAAAGTATAAATTTCGTTTATGATATTTAATATATTAATGTTATCTAAATATAGATCTATCTTTTTCTTATTTTTATAATTATTACCGCCCCATGGTGGATCAAAATAAACAATGTCTTGTTTTAACATAAATTTAACCCAGTTATATGAACAATTGTAAGTAAAGTTTGGGACATTTGTATTCTTACAAAGAATACTGTACATATAACTATCTTTTTCAATTAAATTAACTTTTTTAAAATGCTTTATGAAATGAATAGCATTTCCGCCAATCCCGGCCGTAGCATCTGTGATTATAGAATCACAATTTATAAACATTTTTATAATCTTGTTAATTTGTGTAGCCTGAGAATGAGTGGTATAAACATTTATTACATTTTCTGGAATTATTAAATTTTCAGAAAAGTAACAGTTACTTTCCATAATTAAATATTAATCCGTGTAATTTTTAAGTTCATTTTGAAGACTAGAAATATTCGATTTTAAGACTATTATACTTCCGGCGGTGTTAACATACATTGGGTTTTGCCTGTCATATAATTCTTGTGCGTCATTTTTTGCCGATCCCGACCTTACCGCGTTTCTTATTGCGCGATCACGGGTTGAACTTAGTTTAGAAATTTCTTCGGTATACATTTTTAATTGTTTTTTCTGCTCAGATAGTAATTTTTTAATCTGCGAAGCTTTTTCTCTTTTTTCCTGTGATAACTTTTCTAGTTCTTCTTTTTTGTATTGTTGTCTATATTTATGAATAGTCTCAAAATGATCTCTTAATTTTCTTGAATAATCCATTGTAGGACCAGTGTTGTCTGGCATGTAAAATATGTAATGATTTGCATCGGCTACATAGTCAGTAAATGCATATCCAATTGGATACATATTTCTAGCACTTAAAAATTGGTCTTTTGGATACAATTTCCAATGTGGGTCATTAGAGGCTCCTATTATATAATTATTAATTTGTATATCTTGAAAGCCATTACTTAGTACTGGAGGCATATTATCATTGTAAAACCTTAATTTATATGACATTTATTATTATAAAAATATTTTTAATCTATTTTAATTAGTTTTTCAAGTATAATGCATGCATTGGTTTCTAAAAGTATATTTATACAATTCGAAGTCTTAAACAATTTTATAGGAAAGTAAAATTCTTCTATTTTATAATAAGAGTACATTACAACTAAAAATTCCTCTATGCAGCATGTTTTATTTGTATATTTCCAGAGAGTATATAAAACTATATAATCATATTCAGTCATTTTATAATCTTCGAACCCCACGTTGTCTTCGTATAGTTTAAAACATTTCTTGAGTTTTTTTTCAAAAGATTTTACAATTTTATTAACATCGATGTCTTCGTTGTCGTTTATTTCTGATATGTAATCATTAATACACGTCATATATTGTATTTTAAAAAAATAATATATTTTAAATTGTAACATGAAAAGAAGGTTGGGACATCATTCAGATTCTGACGAAAATATGTTCGATATAACAAGTTATAAACTTGATAGCTTGGATAATCTAATCGAGATGATAAAAGATTATTCTGAAAAAAAATTACCAAAAAGAAAATACAGACGTTTTTATCCTAGTAAAATGGACGTCCTTCCTAAAATATTACAAGAGCTTATAGAATTAAATAATATGATAGGTCTTGGGGTTCTTAAGAAGCAAATCATAGATCAAATTTTATATTTTATACAGGGTATAGATGAAACTGTTATGTTACATACCGTTTTAGAAGGGCCTCCGGGTACAGGTAAAACAACTGTTTCGCATATTTTATCTAAAATTTATTCTAAATTGGGTATATTTAGAAAAACTAAATTCAATGTTGTAAGAAGAGCGGATTTAATTTCAGAGTATTTGGGGGGTACAACTATTAAAACTATGGAGACTTTAGATAGATGTAAAAATGGCGTTATGTTAATAGACGAAGCTTACTCTCTGGGATCAAATTCCGGACAAGAAGATATGTATGCAAAAGAATGTGTAGACACAATCAATCAATATTTGACGGAGAATGTTGATAAAATAGTATGTATTATCGCGGGGTATAAAAAAGAATTAGATTCTTGTTTTTTTTCACTAAATCCAGGTCTTCGTAGAAGATTTCCTTGGACATTTACAATAGAAAATTATACAGCATCTGAATTAGCCGAGATTTATTTTAAAAATATAGATGAAAAAGAATGGGAAACCTCTTGTAAAAAAGACGAAATTATAAATCTTATAAGTCAAAATATTAAATTGTTTAGTGGTAACGGTGGTGATATAAATAATATTATAGAAAAGGCAATAATTATAAACACTCGAAATAATTTTGGTAAGGAAAATTTATACAATATATCAATTAAAGAGTTTACAGAAGCCTTCGAAATTTTTATTCAAAATAAAAAAGACAAGGTTGATTCCCCTCCATTTGGAATGTATAATTAATTATACGTTAGTGATACTATATTTAAATATATCAATACATTAGTGTATTAGTGTATTAAGATGATATCATATAAAAAAATTAATATATTAGATCTAAGAGTAACGCCTGAATATATATTAAACATTAAAGATAAAGAATTTTATATTAAAAGTCCTATTATAATGTATAAAATCAAAGACGCACATATACATCTTATAATTAATAAAAATTCTGATTCTCATAACTTATTTTTAAATATGTGCGGGTATATAGATAGACTTTTTAAAATAAGAGACATCCCTGTTAATTTAATAATTGATAATAATATAATAGTAAACCACACGGATACTTCTAAATTTTATGATGAAAATAGTAAACTAACGTCAAAAGGTAATTTTAAAAAGGAGGGTAAAGCAGTTTGTTCTTTTACGTGTAAAAACGGGGAGTTTAATTTAAGTCAAATCCTTTTAATAAAATAAAGATTCGTTCCATTATTTTAATTAAAATATTAAAACTAATTAAAATATGGGTGCTTTTAAGGACGATGTCGAAGTCTATGATCCGGTAAATACAAACAAAAATGTCTATTATTCTAAAGTTATGTATAAACACGCTGAAATAAGTTTACAAATAAACAAAGGGTCTATGATTCTTAACAAAGAAAAACAAAAAGCCAAAGTTGTAGTTGATGAATCCACGGCGGAATTTATGAGAGAAATATCTGCAGCTATTGTAGAAATAACATCTGAAAAGAGTGAACACTTTTTCGGTAAAAAAATAAACTCAGAAGATTGCGAGAGTATTTATAAAGAAGCTTTAGTCAAGGACAATATATTACATTGTTTTTACGACGATGATACTTATTTTTACGAAACAAAAAATACTCAGGTAAGTATTGAAGATATCCCAACTGAATTAGAAGGTATAGCATTATTAAAATGTAGCGCGGTTGTTTATACAAAAAATTCGTTTTTCATAAGATGGGAGGTTTCGCAGTTTAAATTGAAAAAACATAAAATTCTTGAAGAACCATATTATATGAAAGAATACATAATAAAAGATTTACCAGATCATTCTAATCCTCTTGATGGAGATCCTCTCCTTAAAAAATTAGATGAAATCTGTCTTTTTTAAAATAAAACATAAAGGTATCGTTTATTTTATATTAAAGATGATTTTCTCAATCGAAGGTAATATTGGATCAGGGAAGTCTACATTTTGTAAATATCTAAAAGACCATTTTACTAAATATTATAACAAGCCCCGCGATGCAAATGTATTGTTTGTAGATGAACCTGTCGATGACTGGGTGTCGATCAAAGACTCCGATGGTAATCTTTTGGAACATTTTTATAAATGCCCAGAAAAATATTCATATTGTTTTCAAATGACTGCTTACATATCAAGACTTGTAAATCTTAAAAAAGCAATTAAGAATTCTAAATCAGATGATACAATTATAATGGAAAGATCTGTATTTTCTGATTATAATGTATTTGCTAAAATGCTTCATGATTCTGGAAAAATCAATGACATAGAATTTCAATCATATAAAATGTGGTTTGACCATTTTCTAGAAGACTTGCCTACTTTTTTTAATATATACATTAAAACAGATTTTAAAAACTGTCACGAACGTGTACTAAGGCGTTCTAGAGCAGGGGAATCTCCTATAACAGAGGAATATCTTGAAATGTGTGAAAAATATCACGAAGAATGGCTGTCAAAAAAGAAATACATTATTACGTTTGATGGAAATAAAGACACTACTTCACATCCAGAATATTTAGACATTTTGAAGCAAATGATGAATTACAAAATGAATGTTCCGGAAAATTTTAACGGTAATGATTCTGACAATGAATATTATTATGAGGCGCGCCATTCTCCAGACAGGTGGAGGAAAAGACTGCTTGATAAAACACTAGATGAATGTAAAAAGAGAACCAAAAAAGAGTAATTTAAAGACATTATTTATATAAAATATTATGGAAAAAATTATACAATGTATAAAAACAGTCAACGATGAACTGGGAAATCACTATAAAGAAAATATATACCAATATGCTCTTTACGTAGAATTAAATTTGAAAGGGTTCCTTGTTCAGACAGAGGTTATTATTCCTATTTTATACAAGGGAGTTTACGTAGGATTTGAAAGAGCGGATATAGTTATCTACGATCCAGAGTTTACATACATTCTTGAATTAAAGTCTCAAAATTCTAGACTTTCATCTAAAGAGACAAACCAATTGAAAAAATATCTTAGAAATATGAACTGCGAAAAAGGACTATTAATTAATTTTTTCGAAACTCTTGAAATAATGGAGGTTACTAAAGAGACCTCCCGAAAGATTTGATGTGACAAGCCTCTGGTATATAATTTGCATTAAATGTTAATGTTTTATTAATGGGTGCTAAATTAACTTCAAATATATTTTCGTTATTATCAGGTACTTTTACATTTTTATCATTAATTAAATTATGTAATATGTATAATTTATTTAATGTCAAGCCGTTTATGACTGTTAACCAAATGTCTTTCGTAGTCGGACCAGATACATTAAATTTTTGTTTAAAATTCCTAAGTTGCGTAGATTGATTTTTACTACGAAATACATGTGTTTGTTTTAACACGTTTTCAAGAACGGTTGTATCCTTTTTATTTAGTATTTTATTAACTTTTATTATGTATGCGCCCTCTAAAGAAAATACTATATGAATAAGAGTACCGTCCTTGGCAAAATTTATACATTGAGCCATATCTTCCCCAGAGGGCCAACCATAAACTGCGTCTTCTGAGATATAACAACTTCTTGGATGAGTATGAAAATTTATTATACCTTGTGGAGTATAAACACTAGACCCATTTCCTTTATTAATCTTAAATTTGGTACTTTTTTTATCACACGTTCCATCTTTACAGTTTACATCGGTGAATAACAGGGCGCCGGCTATTTCATTTTTGTCGTTATTTAATGAAGTTTTTATCATTTTAATAAAGTCTGGGTCTATATTCCATTTAACCCTTTTTTTAGAAATTGTGCACATAATTTATATATTTATGTACTTATTTTTTTGTAGTTTAAAATAACATTTAAAAATAAATTACAAATTGTAAACATGTCTGAAACGCTTAATGTTAATGTATTGGTGGCAGCAAAAGATGAATATACAAAACAACTTATAAACACGATAAAACCTGGGTTTTATGATATCATTAAAAATATATATACAGAATCTCAAAAAAACAATATTCGTAGAACTCTTTCTTATTCAAATTTCCAAAAAGAATTAAAAGGAGTTCCAAATTGGACGAGTTTCAAATTAGAAGAAAGACTTCATGGTATTAATTCTAAATTTCCATATTTAATGGATCTTGTCACTGCTATTTTTGTAAGTCATGTTAAAATACTTGCGTGTGTAAGATTAAAGAGTGAAGATAAATCTGTTAAAATTAAAGTACCTAATCTAAATACATTTTTACACAAAATATTAATAAAATGCTCCGAATGTATTTATTATAACCCAGAAATGATACAAGATGATAAAGCCAAGATATTAGAAATAATAGTAACATCTATAAATGATACAATTGCTAATCAAATTCCTATAGAATATATTTTAAATGAATATCTTTCGGGAGTATTTGATGAAGAAGAAACTAGATATCCAGAAAAGAATGATATAGTAGAACCAGATGAAGATTTTTCGGATGAGGAATTAGATGTAGACGCAGACGAAAAGAAAAATATTCCTATTATTCCAATACAAAAACCAATTAATAAACAAATTATACCAGGGACTCTAAAAGACGATATGCCCTTTAATAGGGAAGACCCATCGGCCAATCAAGAAAATTTACCAGACGAGATAGAGGAGTTTAGCGATCTTAAAAATAACAAATATGATTCGGTGAAAGTTAATAAACAAGAAAACATAGATGATGCATCAGATGATGATTTCTCAGATGAAGATGAAGGAGAGGAGGAAACAGAAAATGTTAAACAAGAACCCACGCTTTTTTAGAAAGTTTAAATTCTATAGTTTATAATATAAATGTCTGCGTTAAATGATGTTATAAATCTTCAAAAAAGACAACAGAGTAGATATAATGAATTAAAACAGGGTATTCTTAACAAAATAACAGATAAAATAGCCCATTTGGCAAAACACGGCGAAATGAGATGTGTATATACTGTACCGAGTTATGTATTTGGTTCTCCTAAGTATAATGTTGCAGAAATAACAATGTATCTATATTACGTTTTTAAGAAAGAAGGATTTTGTACTGTTGTGCTTGGAAATGATAAGCTTTTTATTTCATGGGACATTAATGATATTAACACTTCTAACTCAAGCAAAAAGAAAAAGAATAAATTATTTGATATAAAACCTTTGATTAATATTAATAAATAATGGGGTGTTTATTTTCTTTTTTAAATACCAATGTTGAACAACCAGAAACCCCGGATTATTTATCGTACACAGAACCTTTTATTAAAAAAGAAAGATCTTTTGATAATTACTCCATTAATTCATGTGATTCACCTCCTTCTTATTATAATGAAATAGTTGTTAATAGATTTCATAGAACAACTGGAGATTAAAGTAATTTAAAATAATAATTACTTATTAAGTTAAGCAATGATTATTCTTTCCTTTGATATAGGAATAAAAAACCTGGCCTATTGTTTGATAGATTCAGTGGATAAATGTATACTCGATTGGGATGTATTAGACTGTTCCGGAACGAACGAAACTCTACGAGTAATTGAGGAATTGGATCAATTAGAATATCTAAGAGAAGCTGATATAATTCTTCTTGAAAAACAACCATCTTTTAATCCAAAAATGAGAAATATATCAACTGCTATATACGTTTATTTTATACTAAGAGTACAACATGAACAGCAGAGGATGGCAAAAATTCAATTTTATGCCGCAAAGTACAAATTAAAGTGTTGTGACGTTAAAATAGAACATAAATCAAAGGATAAATACAGACAAAATAAAAATCTAGGTATAGCACACACGAGATATTTACTTAATAGTCATCAGGATTTTTTTGAAAGCCACAAAAAGAAAGACGATCTAGCTGATTGTTATTTACAGGCTATAAGTTACATTAATTTTTTTATGAATTCAAATGTGCAAAATACCGATACATGATACGGTATACTTCTAAGAAGATATATACTCATTCCTTTGTAGTATTCATTTAGTTTAATTTCTTTGATATTATTTCCATTTCTAATTTTTGCGCGAATTGTGTCAAATGGATAAAAAATACATGTTGCAATTGTTTTTGAAATAGACGTATTTAAAAATGTATTAAATGTATTAAAGGTATTAAAGGTATTATTTTCAGTTTTATCTTTAAGATATTCATACAACGGTATTTGAACCGTAAAATTTAAATTTATAATATAGGTTGGAATAAGACCCCTGTAACACTTAATTAAAGTCATGTTTTTAACTTCTTTACCAGTTTGAACTCTTTGACGAAATACCCAAAATGGGGTAGTAAATGTACTTCCTGTACAACATGAAATATATGCAGCAATTGGTTTTGGTACATCCGTTTCCTTTATTTTTTTATACAATGGAAAGTAAATAGCCCAAAAAGAAGGCACCGCTATAATGCCATATTTTAACCCGCTGTATAAACTACGTATAGAATAAGTTATTTGTTTATTAAGTTGATAGTTAATTCTTATTGTATCTAAAGGATTGCAAATAAATGTAGAAACTATTCCTGCACCAAGAGCTGGGACTATTTCTTCCATTTTATATTAAATATAATATGTTTTTATATATATTTATTTAAGATGAATGTATTCATAAATTAAACTTGCCACTCTAGCGTTTTTAAATGTGCCGTATGTATGATCCTGTAAAGAATATAACATCGTGTTTATTTTATCAAATTGAGACTTGTTTATTTTTAATATCGTTGGATTAAAGTTTTTAGGTATAAATTTGGTCATTTCAGACATATTTTGCTTTCTATTATTCGTAACATTAGAATTTTTGACTATGGTATAATAAATAGATAAAAGTAAGTCTGTAAATATACTTTGACAAAAAGAATCTTGAAATCCTCTTTTGCAACGTTTAGATATAGTTGACTTAATTCCATCTTCTACGTCATCTGCTGACATTATTTGATTAAACATTTGTTGACGCATTTTATCTATAAGTTCTTGATTAAAACCAAATTGAAGGTAACCTGGTAAAGGAGAAGGAGGAGGTAACTGGGCTAAGTGCCATCCTCCGCAATTTTGGTGATAATAATTTACTAATAAAGTTTGAAATTCAGGTTTAGGTAATCCCTTGGTTAAAGGTCCGCTTGACCAAAATTCCGGGGAATGACCCTTGTATTTGATACCGTATCTAAATGCATGATCTGTGGCCTGTGTTGGACCGGCGATATCCTTTTTTCTCAAAGTGGCATGAGGGCCAATACCGGGAATAATATTACAATGTATTACCCAACCATTTCCTACTTCTACATCTGGGGTAGTCCATCCAAATTTTGTTATTCTTTTCATCGGAGATCTTTTCTTCTTACTACATCTCGACTTAATTTGCGCCTTTGTTAAATTCTGTACAAGTTTTGGAGTCTTTGAATCTACACGTTTACTTGGACGACAATAAGCTATTTTTTGTTTTGTCTTACGCCCACACGGTTTTCTTTTGGGCCATGCGCATGCATCTACCCACTTTTCTTTATACCATCTTCCAAGATCTGTTTTTCCTTTAGATCCGCGATATTTACCCCCCTTCGCTTTGTATTCTCTTACCAGACGTCCAGAATCATAAGCGCCCCATCTACGACCTTTAATTGATCTTTTAATTTTATCCTTAATAGATGCATACAATTTCTTATTAACTACATTGTCCGGTACATTGTATTTTTTACCAAAAGAGTTCCCAGTTGCATATTCTTCTTGAAGCCAATAAAGCGCTCGCGTGTACCACCCCGGATGGTCAAAATCTATATAATGTCCCAATTTAGAAAGAATAATTTCTAAATTTTCTTCTGATGCTGTTAAATTTGAGGCTACCTGACCTTCGTATCTATTAACATCTGGATTCATATCTACAAATTCATCAATGATGTGCTCTATACATAAGTACCAAAGATCATCATTCTCAAAATCTTGTGCAGTTAATATATCAGCGGCGTAGTTAAGCCATTGTGCGGTTTCCCTAGTCGCAGGATTCAAAACAAGCCAAGGTTCTCCGTAGTCAGAGGTCATTTGTTCCGTTGCATACTCAGGACTTTCATATTCTGCATTCATTCTCCAAAGAAACTGTTTAAGACCCCTTTTAGTCATTACATTACTTGGTATATTTCTGACATTTCTCCCTCGTTGTATTCTTTGTATATCTGTTGCAGACACGTCTCTTTGAATTAAATTTTGAACATCACCTGGTAAAATATTCATCGAAGTTTCTTCGAATGGGATTATAACTCCAAAAGATAACTTTTTACTGCCTGTTATTCCTTTAGGAAATTTACCAGTTCTATTGTAAACACCAAGTCTACGCTTGTAATCAGCAAGACTAGTCTTTACACTAGGTTTATTCCACAGAATGTACATACTCAGGTATCCAGGCCTCGTCGGATCATTTGTACGAAGGTCTTTCTTGTGGCGAGAAATGTATCTTTCTCTACGTTCACGGTCTTTATGAATTGTAAAGTCTGACATCCCCTGTGCACCGAATTTACGAACATACGTTTTGCCATTTTTTTCAAATGTAATTTCGTATTTTTTCTTACCACCTTTTAATTTCTTAAATTTAAGTACCTTTATCATTTAATTATATTAAATATTTTATTAAATCTATTAAAAAAGTTATTCAAGAATAAAGAGGTCTTAAGAATTTATATATTACTATCCAATAAAATATAGTAACAATTGTTATTATTATAGCTTTTTTCAAGGTTGGTACTTTACTCTCAAAGAAAAAAGCTAATGCAAGAGTTATAAATACATTTTCTATTATATCTTCTATGACAACGGAATAACCTTTTGCTAATTTATCCTCGCTCATTTAATATTATAATAGATTTTAAGAAAAAAATAAATGATATACAATAATGAATCAGTATTTTGAAAAAGTATTTGCACACTTCGATCTTGTTTTATTATGTATATTAATACTTACAGCCGTAATTCAAGTAATACAAGTTTATTTATTTAAAGTACCTTGGATAGGTTCTTTATTTAATTCATCGGTATTATCAACATTAATTATATTTAATGCCGCTGCTAGCGGAAAAATCAGTCTTTAAAATATCTAGACAATCTCCATATAGGTATGTGACCCACCCCTGCCCAAACCGTCATTTTATCAACGTAATGTCTACAATCATAAACACAAAATATATATTTTTTATTTATCTCGTTTGAATACATTTCTATTTCATCAAATGTTTTTAATGTAGTACCTAATTTTATGTCTAATGATATAATTTCCGGCTTTTGTGTAAAAAAATCTTCGAGATATTCTTTGGTTTTTTGATCAAATCCTTCGTCGTATATATTTGGGAAAATAACTTTCGGGTCCGTTCTGTCTAAACCTGTTGTCAAACATGTACAATTTTCATTAAAGGCTCTAAAATCATATCTCCTGGATTTAAGAGGGGTTTGAAAAGATACACCCGTGTGTGTAATTCCATCTGGAATTTTTTCTAAATGTAATATTACATTTTTAGGAACTACTAAAAAGGCAAAAATATTTATTAGCAAGTTTAACATTATTATTATTGATTTAAATATATCTTTTTATTAAATAATAAATGAAAAATATAAATCTTCGAATTAAACCATATTCATTGTGGTTGAGTTATAACATTTTAAATCAAAACGTTATTCAAAATATGTTACCACCGGGTATGGAACTAGCTAATATCAGAGTGTCTGACGACAACGATTGTGTGAAGCCAAAATTATTATTTAATTGTTACAGTATTGATTCGTTTTGGATGAGAGGTTCCAGACTTGAAATAATGACTATTGCAAAACACGAAAATAACTTTCATTTTGTAGTACTTGAATGTATATCAAATACGTTACAATGGGATCCGATAAATAGAATTAATGGACCAAATGGAAAAATTAAATTTAATTACATTCAGGAAAAAATTAATTACGATATAATTTCAAAAAATAATAAAGTATTAAAATTTACAGGAACACCTTTAAATTTAATTAAAATGACAGAGGATTTTGCTGTTAAGTCTAATTACGTGTGCTTTTTTAGAGAATCTTCTATACCCATTTCATTAAAATTCAATGAAAAAGAAATAATGAAACCTGTAAGAAAACTAGAAGTATTAAATGTAACGAATGATTTTTGGAAAGATTATCGCGAAGAAACCCCTGAACATGTATTTATGCATGAACACTGCATGAATTTTGCAACCATTATGCCATTTATTTAAAGAAGACCTTCCTTCTCCATAGATTTAATCAAGCGAGTTATTCCGATACCTGTACCAACCCGGGGAATAAAACTTAATTCAAAGTATTCTTTTAATTCTGATTCTACACGTTCTTCTCCGAATAATTGAATTAATTTCTTCCGGTAGTCACCGTCCATAATATTCTCAAAACGATTTCTCATAATATTTACATCGCATTCTCTTTCAGCGGATCCAAATGTTTCCATACCCGAAAGAATTACGTCTACTTTCTTACCAGTGTCATTTTCAGTATTTCTTTTCATGTTCCAAAAAGGAGATGTAAATTCTGGAAAATTTTTAATGAATGCAACAGGGGACTTATCTGTGTACAACTTTTCCTCGTGCTCATGCTCTAACTCGGTTACACCAAACTCTTCTGCAATCGCGGTGTAATCGTTTTCATAAAAATCACATGTATAACCAAGATGTGTTAATAAATCTTTTTGAATGCGGACTAAATCATCCATATCTCCCTTACATTCAAACTCAAACATTGGAAATATTAAATCGTGTCGTCCAGGGACTGGATTGGGTTCGCTTCTATAAGAAGTTGAAACTGAAAAATAACCAGGGACATCCGGATTTTTAAGTATTTCATATTCTAACCACATCTGCGAAGTTTGAGGCAATGGCCACAATTGTCCGGCATAATCAAAGGTTTTTAAATTAAAAGGATCTTCACAAGCTGCAAGTATGGATAGCCTATTTTGTGCATGTACTTCAATAAAACCTAAATTTCTAAAAAAATCTCTTAGTTTATTCACAACTTTATTGAATTTCTGGCTATCAATTATTAATGCGCTATCGTAAGTCCTTAACATTTTACAGTTATAATATATAAATTTTTGTAAAATTAAACACAATTTTATATATTATAAAAAAATTTAAATTGTATTTAAGAAATATTTATCCCCCATAAACCTCTTCTAAATAAACTTTTATTACGTTTTTGTGGAGCATTAAGTTTTGGTTCTACCGGAGAAACTGGTAATATTTTAATTTTTACTTTTCGTTCATCTGGTATAAAATAGGGTCGGGTCTTAAATTTTCACAACTTTTATTATGTTCTATACCAAATCTAGAAGTCATCGGGGCGTCCCGTCCTGTTGAATTGGGAAACCATTTTTTAAAAGTTGTACCAACTGGAGATTTTTTAATATACTCTATAGGTGATTTTATTATCTTTGGTAGTTTAACTCCGGTTTTAACCGGAGGGGGTGGATTTAATCCATTGTGTATAGCAAACCTAGACGTCATTGGCGTGTCTCGGCCTGTTGAAAATATATACCATTTATTAGAAGGGGGTCTTTGTATACGGGGGAAACCGTCTTTATTCATTATTTCCCAAAAAATATAACAGATTTTTTTTTTAAATGGATTTATTTAGTATTACATGAAGTACACCAATTTATTTAATACTATATTTTCCTCTTGGAATTTAAGTCTTCTGCATATAAATAAAAAAATAAGAGTTTCTACATCAAATAATTTATATAAGATAACGTTTTTAACTATATTATGAACCCTCATTATTTAAAAGGAAACAGTATTATTTGCAAGTAATTGATTTCTGAGTAATTGTAATTCAATGTTAGAATTTTGAAGTATAACTCTAGCCTTTTCTAAACAATCATCTATAATTTCTTTTACACGAGTTTCTTTTTTATATTGCCAATCCTGTGAATACATATTATTTAAAACATAAGACTCAAATAGATCTATGTATTTATTTGCAATATTAGTTGCTTGCATAAGGTCGTTACTGGCACCTGTTGTTACATGGGAATATTCAATTTCAAGACTACCCGTTAGATTTACATTTGAATGTAACATTTCTGCAGCCCTTCCCCCAAGTGCTGCTATAATACGAGCCATATAAAACCCTTTCGTTGGGTATTCATTATAAAAATCCGTAGGAGTAAACAATGTGTATCCTCCAGCACCGGCGGTATTTGCATTCATCGTAACTTTTTGAAGATTAAAGTATTCTGGAAACTGCTTAATTACTATTGCATGACCTGCCTCGTGAAGAGCAATTAGTCTTTTTACATTAAAACTTCTCGTGTCGTATTTTTTCGGAAGACCAATTGTGGATTTTTCAAAACTCTGTAATATTAGATCATCGTCGATAACAGTCTGATTATTTCTGATAGAAAGTATAGCTGCTTCATTTGCTAAATTTTCAAGGTCCGCACCTGAAAACCCTGATGTAAGATCTGCTAGTTTTGTATAACTAAAATTAGCGTTTTTATTCCTAAAATGAATCTTTGCAATGTCTTTACGTTCGTCATTATTTGGAAGTGTAACTTTAACTTTTCTGTCAAAACGACCTGATCTAAGTAAAGCAGCATCTAATGTATCGATCCTGTTAGTGGCCGCCAAAACTATAATACCCTCTGTTTTTTCAAATCCGTCCATATTTGTTAGAATTTGATTAAGCGTTTGTTCTCTTTCGTCGTTTCCCCCAGAATTAAATCCAGAACCTCTTTTTCCTCCAATTGCATCTATTTCGTCTATAAAAATTACACAAGGCGAATTTTGTTTAGCATTATCAAAAAGAGCTCTTACTCGCTGCGCGCCTACTCCAACAAACATTTCTACAAATTCAGAACCGCTTGCAGAAATAAAATTAACATTTGCTTCTCCTGCAACAGCTCTTGCTAGAAGTGTTTTGCCAGTTCCTGGATCGCCTTCTAAAAGAACCCCTCGTGGAACTTTAGCCCCAACAGATGCATACTTTTCAGGATTTTTAAGAAAGTCTACGATTTCATAAAGTTCTTCTTTAGCTTCCGGAATTCCGGCAACGTCGGTAAATGTAGTATTAACACTCAAATTAATGTTCACATCGTCCTTTTTTCTCATAAACGCCATAGCATCTCCGCCCGGAGAATTTCTTTGGATAAAGAATGAAATTACATTAAAAACAATAATTAATCCAATTATTTGAACTAAAAAAGGGACCTGTATACCTTGTTTACTTAGGTCAAAAACTTGAAAGTCTACATGATTTTTAATTAATGTATTAACAACATCATCTGTATTCTGCGGAAGATATTTATAAAGATTAAGATTGTCCAAATTGTCGTGTAAAATTGCTACATTTTTGTCTTCTACTATTGCAGCAGTGTCTACATTTTTAATGTTGTCCATAAATTTATTATAAGACAATTGTTGAATAGGCTGTCTGGCAACATTTCTTACTAAATCATAAGGTTCCAGCATGTTAATACTTGGTGTTCTCCTAGCAAAATTAGAAGAAGCTAAAAATCCTAATGTAAGACTTAATAGATTAAACATTTGTTGTTATATAATTTATTAATTCCTTGTTTTAAACCAATTTAAAAAATATATTTATTTAATTAAATAATATGTCTATCGTTAACGTAGTTTTAACTGTCTTGGCTTTTACCGTAAAACCTAACGCTCTTTTCTTCTCAGGTGGAAATTCACTAATGCCCAATTTAATTTACGGAGGTTTTATAGAAAAATTAAACGAAGTAGCAAATGTTAAACCCATTCAAAATTCTGTAAGTTATTTCCCAAATGATAATATGGTCACGCAACTTTTGGATAATGACATCACAACATCGAGTACTTTTGCCATTAGTCACTCATCGGGTGCTACTACATTATTGAACCATTGTTCTAGATTTAATGTGGATAAAGTAATTCTTCTAGATCCAGTTGATAATAATAAACTTGTTAATAAAGAATTTCCAGACATCAATAAATTTTCGGACGTACTTGTAATAAAAGCCGAAAAATCTTATAAGTGGTCATTTGATAAACTCCGAAAAAATATGCTTTTAATTCCAAGTATTAAAATTCCGTTTATCCCACTTGGTAAGCTAGATACAGATGTTTTTCAAAATAAAACAGAATTGATTATTAAAGATTTTGGTCACTGTGACATTCTTGATCAGCCTTATAATAATTACATGCACACCTCATTCTCTGAGGGTAATGAAAATAGAGAACTACTTCCTTTGTATAAGACAAAGCTAGTAGAAATTGTAAATTTGTTCATTAATAATAATTTAAATGAAGATACTCTTAATTCAACTCTTGTAGAGTCTGGTATAGAATATTCTATTGAGTGATATAAGGCATTATATTAGATAAAATGTATACATAATCATAAACACTATTTGAAAAATAATCTAAGTTTATAAAAGACAATGTAGATAATAAACTAGATAAATAACAAATGTTTAAAGTGTTATCCACGCCTATCTCAGTTGGTAAACTAGAGACATTGTATTTCATGTCTTCTTCGTAGTCCGATATGTCCGCTACATTTGTAAGAGCAAATATACACATAAAAACAGACACGCATGCTAAAATGTCTGCATCGGTGTATTCGGGGATTATACACGTAGAAATGGTCCATAAACTAGATACATAAAATGGTTTTACGGGAAAATTTAAAGTTTTAATGTTTTTATACAGGAAAGACGATAAATACACTGGTAAAATAATATACATTTGATAATATATCAATAAAGTAATTGTACAAACTGAAGATGAAAATAGTAAAAATTCTATGCTATTTTTATTTTTAAGTATAGCATCATAAAACTCTGTAATATCTTCAGTATTCGCCTCCTGAGCATCGCGATACCTATCAAATTTATATATACTAAACGCCAATAGGCTATTTATCGCAAAACTCTCTGGATTTATATGACTATCGTATGCGGCTACATGAATTATATCAGATATTAAATTTACAGGTACTATCATTTCAGTACCGGACGAGATTGCTTTAAATTGTTGTAAATTTGGTTTCATAGTATGTTATCTATTAGATTATAATAATTTAATAGAATTTTACCGCCCATTTGATCTCCTTGTCTAGTCAAATCTACTATTTTAAGTATTAGAGTTTTCTTTTGTTCATCTGTTAAACTTGTATGAATTACATTATCTATTAATTTTTCATTATTAGTAAGGACTATATGTCCAAACCAATCTAACTTCGGTAAAACACCTGTAGCTTCTTCTACTATTTTAACTCGCGTTTCATAAGGTAAACTCTGTGAAATCTGTTTAATAGTAGGCAAATTGTCAATGATTGGGAGATGGAAAGCATTTGTAGAGCTTAAAACTAACATTAAAAACCACTTAATAAGGTTCATTTATAGATTATATATTATATATTTTTATTTTTACAATGTATAACTTAAATTACAAATATTTATTTATAATAGTTGGACACAAATAAGAATCTTTACATACTTTTCTTGTATTTCCTAACTCATTCGCTGTATGATCTATCCCTTTTAGTACATTTGTTTTCCGTTGTTTTTCTGTATCTCCCCTTTTAATACCGTTCATAAATTTATTAAATATTTTATTTGCACAGTATGTACGGATGTCTTTACATGTTATATTAGATTGAACTTTTTCTTTTAAAAATGCATTTAAATCCCCTGATGTTAGTCGCGTGCCCGTGATGTCATAAAACAAATACGGACCTTTAATTCTAAGAACTCTGTGAATAAAAGAAATACTTTCGTTGTTGTTTATTATTTTATTGTGTAATATACCTTTTTTACCCACGAAAGATAATGTATTATTATTAAAATGAGACTTTAATAGTGTAGAAATCCCGTAAGTTCCGTTTTCTTTTTTATAACTTTCGTTTCCAACTCTAATACATAAATCTTCCATTAATTTAATTACATTGGCTATAACACATTCTTTTGAAAGGTCTCTTTTAGATATGTAGTGTTTAATTATCCTAGAATATTTATTATAATCAAATGAGTTCATTTTATTAAACTTGGTTTTTTTTGCTCTTTCTATAAAATCCTTGTTATATATGTATTGTTTTCTTCCTTTAGAATCATATCCAGTCGCCTGAATTTTAGCTTTACTTGATTTATCTATTTTTACATTTGTCCACATGGGTGGTATTTTTAAACTTTTTATCCTAGGAAGGTCTTCTTTTGTAGCCCCTTTGTAACCAAATTTATTATTTACAAAATGTCTGGAAATGTAAGACATGTTTAAAATAGTTTTATATTTTATTATACAATTTAAAGCATAAATATATATTTAATAATGAACTATAGATATATATTTAGTGTTTTATTTTTATGTTGTTTATTAATTATCAATCCGGGTTACCAAAAAGAAGAGTGTTTATCAGTTCCCCCTGGCGGGTTTTCGGGATTTTGGTACTCTATATCAAAACTTAAAAAAAATAAAATAGAAAATGAAAAATATTATTGTGCATCATCTGGCTGTCTAGCAGTAATTTCTAATTATATAGATATACATAAAGTTTATAATTTTGCATCATTGAGTAGAAATTACAATAGAGGTCTTGCTGAAATGAAAAACTTTTTTATAACTTCATTAGTTAATGAAATAAATTTTGTTCCAAACATCACGGTTGTTACGATGTCAAAATATGGCACATGTATAGAAAGAACCCCTAAAAATAAAAGACAACTTAAATCATTATTGATTAAAACTACTGATATACCTCTTTTGATTTCTACATACCGAGAAATAGACGGAGGACTGTGTTATTATTATATGAATAGATGCAAAAAAAATATAAACTTACCTCTTAATTATAGATTTATGGTAAATTTACTTAATTATGATTTGTCAAACGATGATATAAAATTTTTTTACAATTATATTTAAAGATTTTACTTATTTAATATTAAAATGTCTAATTGGGATATATTAGTACTCGATAAATCCGCATCTATGTTTAAAAATAAAAAAGACCTGATAGATGGTTTTAATAATTTAGTATTAGAACAACAGGTTGAAAAGTCTACAAATCTACTTACAGTTATTACATTTAATAATAGAGTCGAGCTGTTTAAAGAAGAAACCTTTCCGAATGTATCAAAAATAGAAGATTCGGATATAATAACAAAGGGTTCAACGGCCTTGTTAGATGCTGTGGGAGAAGTTTATGACATGATACTTAATAACGATAATTATACAAATATTACCCTCACTATAATAACAGATGGTCAAGAAAATTCAAGTAAAAATTATACAATTGATAACCTAAACGAAAGGAAAAAATTGATAGACGAAAAATATACACTTAATATGATTTTTATTGGAGCTGATATTTCATGTGTAACTGAAAACGAAGTTAATGCGCATGCTTCACAAAGTGTAGATTGTTCTGGAAATATACAACACGCTTTAAGAATTGCATCTAGGACCATGTCCAGTGGCCGTGACGGCAGTCAATATATCCCCGAAGGGATAGTTAAACCAAATCCTGTAACCCCGCTTGTGATGAAAAGAAGTATTTCGTCAACAAATGAACGGCCTCCAAAAGTTAAGAGATGTAAAACTTTTTGTAAATCTTAATTTTCTGTTATATTAGACAACACTCTAAAAGTGTTATGATCAATAGTTACAAATACTTCTTTATTATTATTCATTAATTTCATTATCCTTTTCTCTTGTCTTTTAAATTTTTTAGTTTTCCTCTTTGGGCGGCGCTCTTCTTCTAATACCAACATTTCAAATTCGATATCATTGTATTCATTTTCAGCGGAATCATAAGAATCCTCTTCTTTTTCAGGTGATATTATACTTCTACAAAAAGGACACTCGTTCTTAATAAGTTTATCGTGACAATTTGTACATATAAAATGTATACACGGAAGAAAATTAATACAATCTAAGTTTTTATTTTCCATACATATACCGCACTCGAAAAGTAAAGATGTCTCGGATTCCATTTAAAATATATTTATATTTAATTAACTCATTTAATTAACATTTCCATTTAAAACTACAATCAGTACATGTAACAAAAGTAGTCATAGGTTCATCTGCACTGCGCGTTTGCATCTGGTAATAAACTGTTTTCATTGATTTACATTTATTACATTTAAACATGCCATCGCCGTGTTCTTCTTTTTTAAAGATAGCTTGATTTAATGTTTTAGTTTTAAGTGCTTCCCAAACTTCTGGGTTCATCTCTTCTCTTGACATTTTAACCAAATTATAGGATTGTATAATCCCATCCTTGATTTTTTCTCTTAAAACGAGCGCATTTGTAGTATAACTTATATTTGCTAAAACTCGTCTTGCATTTACAGAATAATTCTTAACAAAATTTTTATCAGACCACTTTAAAGGTAAGTTATTAATTTTACAATATTCAATAGCGTTGTTAAAAACACCTTTTTCCATATTTAAAATAAGCGCGTTATCAGTTTCGAGGTGCATGAATTTTGCTGCATTTTCTTTGAAAGTGTTTCGGCGATATGACATTTAACTGCGTATTTTAAAATTTATATTCTAAATATTTTTAATATAATTTATTTTATGTAATTTTTATTAAAATTTTATATTATTATATTAAATATGTTGTCAGACCACGCAGATAAAACTTTAACTACAACTGCTACTACAGCAGTTAACCACATTGACGAACATCATAAAACAGCGGTTGCACACGTAGATTCAGATAAGCACCCCTCGGCTGCCGCCTCAGTAGAAACTGCTGCTATAAAATCTAGCGAGCATGTCGCAAAGGCAGCCACAGAACAACACACTAAAGTAGCTGCTCATGTAGCGGCAACTTCAGATAATAAGGAAGTTAAGAAGGATGCTGTAAAATCTAGCGAACAGGTTGCAAAGAAGGCTGTAGAAGATCACCACGATTTAACAGCTCAGGTAGCTAAAACAACAGACGACAAAGATGTAGCAAAGACTGCTGAAGATAGCAGCAAGGCTGTAACTGCACATTCCGCCGATTCGCACGCAGCCGCACACGGCGGATTAAATCGGAATCTTATATTACTTTTTCTTTTACTTATAGCGGCTCTCATTGCGTATTTTATGTTTATGTAATTTAAAATAAAATGTTTACAGTATTATAAATGGAAGAAGAAAAAGAGAATAATTCTTTAAGCTGGATGGTATATCCATTGGCAATATTATCTATAATCTTTGTTTTATATTTACTTTTCGGGGGCAGTGAATACGGACATGACATTCTTGGGCAGATTTTTTCTTTTGGGAAACCGCAATATCACATAAGTAATGCATTTGGTATAGTCAAGTAATTTTGCAAAAAAATAATATATTTAAAAAAATAGTTGATTTATCACTAATAACAATGATAAAACGACTGTTTTTCGACGAGGCTTTTAATCAGGCACTGAAGTCTGATATGAATTTTAATCATGGATCTGTAGTTATTTACAGGGGTAAGATAATAGGAAAAGGTTTTAATAGATATATTAACTCTGATTACTGTGATAAAGTGTCTTTGCACGCAGAAGTAAGCGCAATTAACGACGCTCTTAAAAGAGTTAGCGCCGAAGAACTTAAGAAATGCGAACTCATTGTAATTAGAATTAATAAAGAAGGGGGTTGTCTTAATTCGCGGCCATGTTGTAAGTGCGAAGAATATATAAATAAGTTTTCTATTAAGAAAGTTTTTCACTCTTAAAAAAACATATATTTAACATCAAAAAAAGCCCAGATGCAACGCTTAAATTAGATAAAAACGGTTTGTATTTAAACGGAAATGCATAAAATATTAAAGTAGCGAGTAGAGTAAAAAGTATTAACATATAACCACCTATCGATGCTATATTAGCATCTTTAGCAAAGGTTCCATAAAGTATCATCCCGGAAGCTAACAATTCATATAAACCTGCTACAATGACAATCATTTGAGAGATATCGCTCGTTAATCCTGTTTTGTTAGCAAACCGAGAGGCTTCTGACGTACCTAATGAAATTGTTTTATTGAAACCCGATATTATAAACATTATCATCATTACAAAAATTGAAAACTGTACATTAAAATCCATTTATATTAACAAAATGTATTATTTTATAATTTAATATAAGCTCCCACAGGGGGTCGAACCCTGGTTGGTAGATTCAAAGTCTACAGTGATTACCACTACACTATAGGAGCTTGTATTAAATAAATTTAAATTAATATACTCCTCCAACCGGGTTCGAACCGGTGGCCTTGCGGTTAACAGCCGCACGCTCTAACCAACTGAGCTATGGAGGAGTATATTAATTAAACGCTTTCAGTAGGAATTGAACCTACGTCTTCTATATATATGTATAGACACTTTTACCAATTAAGCTATAAAAGCGTTTAATTAACGTATTTTTAGTGACCCCGAGGGGTCTTTTAAACATGTGATTTTTATTTATTCATCGTGTATTCATTTATTGTGTGTATTCGTTGAATGTTTACTCTACGTCAGCGACTTCTTCGTCGGCTTCATCCTCAGAGTCTACAATTGCATATCCGGACAACTTATTACTCTTATAAATCTTGGCTTGGAGAAGCTTATAGCCAACTCCATACTGAGTCTTCCCTACAAACCACACTCCAGTTGATTGTACAAGGCATACCGCTTCGCATCCCTTGGGAATAGCAGACGTGTTTACATTACCATCCGAGTCCACAATTTCAATTGGTTTCTTATTTTCATCGTAAAGAACAAACTGTGGAGTTCCATTCTTATCAAAAGGAAGCTTTACCTTAAGAGTAGAAGGCCACTTGGGATCCTTTGGAAACTTCTCAGAAGACTTATAGAACTCGTTTACAAGTTCTTCGCTAAGCTTCTTTCCAAACCATGTAGTATTTTCTTGGGGATGCAACTTTGCTTTAGTGTCGATAGACCGAACGTTGTTTGTAAACTGAATTAGTTGTTCATTCTGCGTTTCCGCGTTTGCCATAGAAAGTGAAATGTGATACTTTACTGGACCGCCATTTTCAGGCTTAGATGAATCTACACCAAAGGGAATGCGAACGCGGCACGTCTGAAGAATAAACGCACCACTACGCTCACTTCCAGTTGGGTTATAGTTTACAAGAACACTCTGCCCACCTAGTTTATTCTGTCGGGGGGTCAAAAAGTTAATCGCATCGGCGTCAAATTCATTCGGTAGTACAATCGTGTGGGCCATTATGTTTTCTTTGATACTATTATATACAGATTGTCTTTAAGTTAATTTTTTTATTGCAATTTTAAGGTAAAATTTTAAGTAAAAATATAATTATATTAATGAAATGTATATAATTATTTTAATTGTAATATCTATAATCGTATTAGAAATTTATTGTTTATTGAAAAATACAATGTTGGAAACTAAAACTAAAATTTTGAAGAAAATTGAAATGGAAAAAAATAACGATAAAATTTTATTTAACGAATATAATGTTAAAGACGATAAAAAAATACGTCACCGCCCAGGTAAGTTAATGATAAAAAGTGATTATAACCTATTTATAAACACTGAATTTAATAATATTTTAGTTAGAAAGGGTTATATTTACACTATAGATGCTCCATTTGAGATAGAAATAGTTAATATGTCTGAAGAAAATATATTATATTATTATATAGAAGACATGTAATAATGGAGGTCATTGTAATAAACGCAGTCTCCGTTCATTATCAGACGGTTATAATTTTACATGGAATGAATCAACATATTAACGATATCCGATACATAGTAAACAAAATTAGGAAAAAAAATAACGGTACAAAATTTATTATTCCTGTAGCAAAAAAGATGACTATAATGTGGCCTGACGGGCCTCAAAATAACTGTTCATCTTGGTATAATTATTTTACAAGATACGACAATTTAATAAAACATGACATAATAAACTCAACAGAATTTGAAGATTCTACAAAATTTATTACAGATATAATTAATAAAGAAAGTAAAATAATAAAACCGTCTATGATAACCTTGATAGGTATTTCACAGGGTGGTACAGTTTGTATTAATACAGCCCTACGATTAAAATTTAAAATTAAAAATATAAAATGTATCGATACTATATTTTTACATAATTATTATAAATATTCAGATTGTAAAAGCCAGATTTTTCAGGTTCTTCAGTCTAGAAAAGACGAGATATACAACCCCGCTTTTCAAAAATATTGCTACGATCTTTTAAAGTCGTATAATAACACTGTAGTAATATCTTACAGAAATTGCGGACACAGTGAAAATCTAGATTCCATGTCAAATTTTATAATTAAAAACATGTGAAAATTACTAAAAAATAAATAATTTAAAAAATAACACTACTTTAATAGTGTTAGTAACCATGGACTACGACAATGAAACCTCCGATGATTATGCCGAATTTTCAAATGAAATTCTATTTGAACTTCAGGAGAATTCTCAATTGAAAAGTGTAAGTCTTTTTAAAGATTATATCAGAAAAGAACCCGAGTTTTATGGGATACATAGTATATCATCATTTGAATTACTAGAAATGTTTAAAAATCCTAAAAATAAAAAGGCGAAAAAACAAATTACTTATTATCAGTATGAATTGTTTGATGATTTGGGAATTACTATTTTTGGAAAATCTTATCCATTAGAATATTATAATAGAGTTTTTGAAAAAATTTACTATAGAATTTATGTTTGAAATAGCCTAGACTTTAGTGAGAGATTTTTATTATAAAATGTTTCTATCTTTGAAGCCTCTGATGATATCAATACAGTACTTAATCCTGATTTTTCTGATAAATAAACAAGAGTGAATTTTTTATCATTCGTTTGTTTAGCTATATAGTAAATTATGCCATAAAGTTCTTTATCTTTTAATGGATTACTTAGGTAATCTTTTAAGTCGCGTTTGATTTTATTTAGTTTCTTAGTTATTTCAGGTGGTATTACTATATCACTCGTTGTACCAATTGGTAATGATATATATTTTTCAAAAGGAGTATTATTAAATACATCTTTCATTATAAAATTATAAGAATAAGCCTCGCCTATTTGTATATCAAACATAGATACAAGCTTTTGAATATTGATTTGTAATTTACTATAAACCATAGGATAATATATACACCAAAGACTTAATGCTTGTTTTTCTTTACCGCGGATATCTGGCTTAATATTAATCAAATTATAAAACATTGAAAGTATTACTGTTCTAACGCGGTCAAATATTATAGCATTATAATTTATAGCTAAAGTGTCTAATATATCATTTATTCTTTTGAGATTATTAGCCATTTTAAGCTGTTCTGGATCGCTATTTGTCCACGTGTTCAATTTAGCAAGATCTCGTTTAACTTCTTTTCCATCTTTTACTATTGTAACAAAAGTAGTACCGGGTTCTATAAATGTACTTTTAGAAAAATTTATGTCTTGTTTATAACTTTTAAAAGGATTTATATTTACAGAACTTTGGGACATTCCGCAATCTTGGCATATTTTTTCATGATTAGAAAAAATTATTGAACTTGAATTGCATAATCTGCAAGTGTCGTGACTGGTATCTTGTTTAATAGGTTCTATACTAATCTGTTCTTTAACAAAACCTTGGTTTTCTAAACAATCTATCAAATACTGTTTTCTATCTTTAACATTTTTAATACCTTCCACTTTTTTCTTTAAAAGTAACGCAGTTAACTGCTTTGACATTTATAATATATAATATATAAAAATGTATCAATTAAAATGTTTATATATTATAAATGTTGAATCTTTTTATTGAAGCGGTTGTAGTTGGTATAATGACTATAATTTTTGGAAACTTAGCTGGATTATTAATTGGTCCTCTTTTCAAAGTAGATTTACCACAAGTTTGTAGTACTTGGAATAAATTTTATACAATGGAAATAACTCTATTTGTTACGGGCGTTTTAATACATTTATTTTGTGAATTTTCAGGTATAAATAAATGGTATTGTAAAAACGGAGTTGCCTGTTTAAGATAATTTAATAAATATAAATATTAATTTCATTTAGTATATAAGAAATATTTTAAACATTTAACAATAAAGAGCCCACGCGGGGGATCGAACCCCGAACCTCAGGATTAGAAGTCCTGCGCGCTATCCAATTGCGCCACGTGGGCTCTTTATTGTTTTATTCAATGTTAGAAATCATGTTTTTGAAAAAATCGGGAATATTTTGTATGTTTTTGATGTATTCTGGACATAATTTATTTACTTCATTTTGATCTGTGTATCTACAACCTAGTTGTAGACAATTTACATATTTATTTGCATATACAACAGCCCGTGATTCTCCAAGTAAATTAACATTTTCTTTGTAATACATTGCTAAAATATAATTATATTTATTTCCCCTGTATTTTTTACAAACTTTATTTATACAACTTACTAAGCACTCTTTGGGTTTCGAACCACCCGCTTCTTTGCGGGGGGCTTTGCTGGAGCCTTTGGGGCATCCTCTACAGAATCGGTAACTACATCAGCGTCCGGAACAACATCTACAACCGGGGTTGATTCCGCGGCCGCCGCTGTTGCAAGAGCCTTCTTCTCCTTCTCCGACATAGGATAATGCGGCTTTAGGTAACGCTGAATGTTAAAAAACGTAACCGGCTGATCTGGATCACGGAGAAGGACCTTTAGACGAGCAGCGGCATCTGAACCCTCGAGTAGAATAAAACGACGATTCTTTGGGTCCTGAAGATCGTTTGTCTTAATGTAAGCATTAATTGTCGCAGTAACCTCTTGACGAGAATGTTCCGTGTCTACATCAAAACCCAAAAACTTGCATAGTTCATTAGAAATAGCAACGGGCTTCTGTAGAGCAGAAGGACGCTTCGGTGCGTCTGGATCGGCGTCTGCAGCAGGAGACTTACGAGCACGCTTGCCCCGAGAAGACTTATTAACTTCCTTTTGGAGAACCTTCATACGAGCACTTAGACTCTTGGTACCATCCATAAGGGCGTTAAAATCCTTAATAAGTAGATCAAACTTCTCGAAAGTAGTGGGAACTGGCTCTTCAACGGTTGTCATTATTATAATTAATAATGATGCTTTTCTTTAAATACTTTTACATATACATCTGCTTAAAATAATTAAAAGAAATCAAAGATATATATTTAAATGACTGATTTAGAGATATCAATAACAAGAGTAGCAGATTTCATTAAAAGATATAAGTGTATAAGTTCTATATGCTTTAGATTTACATTGGGTAAATATACAGATATGTTTGGATTTGAAAAACAGTTATTTCATGAAGAAAAATACAACGATATTTTAAATCTATTAAATAAATGTTCTTCTTGGGACTCCAACGTCGAAAAGAATCATGAAAAATTTAAATATGAACCTGAAAAAATAGTAGATACATTAATTATAAAATGTGAAAATGGACCATATGATATAATTCTTACAGCAGAAACAGTTAAAACCACCCCTTTGTTTGTGTCAGAAGAATTCATACTAAATGAAAATATCTATAAAAAGAAAAATCATACATTCATATTAAGTAAATGCGTTTCTAATCTAAATGAAATCATTTATGGCGCGTCTATTATACCTGATATACCAAAAGGGTATACTGATAGTTATATTTCCCATTCTAGTATATTGAAAATATGCGATTTAATCTCAGTTTGTAATGATAAAAAAGAACAGTTAGTTCTTACAATTTTACAAAAAAATAATTAACTTAAATAAATGATAATATCTTAAGTATAAGAAGACATGTTCTCAACGTTTAATGAAGTAAATAAATCTATAACGAGAGAAGACATTAATAAGATTACTGGGTTTAATCCTATTAATGTTTTATACTATCAAAAAGCATTTATTCATAAAAGTGTACTTAGATTTTTGACCGATGAAAATTTAAATTCCTCTTATGAGCGTTATGAATTTTTAGGTGATTCGGTTCTCAATCTTATCATAGCAAATTTTATTTTCTTAAAATATCCAGACAAAGAAGAAGGTTACTTAACAAGAATTAGAACTAAACTAGTAAATGGAAAAACCCTGGCTTATTTAGCAAAACAGATAAATCTTAATCAATTTTTAATAATAAGTAAAAATGTCGAAAATATAAATGGCAGAAACAATGATCGCATTCTAGAAGATGTATTCGAAGCGTTTCTATGTTCTATTAATACGGATTTAGGGTATAAATACGCTGAAAATTTTGTTCTAAGACTTATAAATGAACACATCGATTTTAACCTGTTAGAAGAGGACAACAATTTTAAAGACATATTACTTAGAAAATGCCAACAAACTATGCAAATTAACCCAGAATATGAACTTATTTCTACTACAGGACCTGCACATAAAAAGGTATTTACATCGGTTGTTATAATAAAAGGTATTAGATATAAATCTGGTACAGGAAATACTAAAAAAGAATCTGAACAAAGTGCTTCTAAACATACATTAGACGCATTACATTAAACAGCCCCTGTACTACCGAAACCGCCGCTGCCTCTAGAGGTAGCAAGATCTATTTCTTCAATTTGATACCTCGGTAGATTTCCATCAAACGCTACAATTTGAAAAAAACAACAACCTTCTTGAAACAATACATCTGAATCTCCGATATTATCAACAACCACCATCACATCGCCCCTATATTTTTTATCAATGATTCCGATTGAATTTGCTAGTCTAACAGTTGTTTTTGAAATTGAACTACGAGGCACAAGCATGTAACCATGCGTAGGACTTGCCTTAAATTTTAAATTGATCTTAAACGAACGAACTTTGGATGGGATGATAACAGATTCTTGCATAGGTATATCTAAACCAACGTCTCCGTTTTTTGCAGCCTTATTATAGGTAGGATGTGTTTTCCAGTAGTGATCATTTTCTGGATCAATAGAAAGAAAAAGAGGCATGTTTTAAATGTAAATGAGTTATTTTTTTAAATGTATTTAAGAATAATTTGTATGTAAAATTACACAGCATGAATAATTCTAAAATGATATGTATTGCAAATAAAATCAAATATCTTGGAAATTCAGGATTTGTTAAATTAGTAGATTGTATGCCAAGGGTTATTCCCAACAGTTCTGCAAAACTTATGTGTGATCATGCTATTGTACAAGCAGCGAGGGTTTCTCTAAATGACGGAATTAAAACATACGAAAAAGACGCAAAACTTATTGATTTTTTAGTTAAACACAAACACACAAGTCCATTTGAAATGGTTAAGTTTAAATTTCATATTAAATGTCCAATTTTTGTACAGAGACAATGGATTCGTCATAGGACTGCTAATGTAAATGAAATATCGGGTCGATACTCTGTTTTGAACCCAGAGTTTTATATCCCAGAAAAGATTTATGATCAAGGTAAAATGAATAAGCAAATGTCTGGTAATGAAATCACGGATCCTCATACAAAACAACTATTTAATGATTTTATAAGTAATAGTTTCAAGCAGTACAATACTTATAAAATGTTGATAGATAGGGGTGTTTCGAGAGAAATGGCTAGAGTAGGCCTACCTTTGAACATGTACACCGAATTTTATTGGTGTATTGATCTTCATAATTTACTTAATTTTATTAAATTGCGTTCAGCGTATAATGCGCAGTCTGAGATTAAAGATTATTCAGATTCTATGAAAGAACTTATTACAGATCTTTGTCCAGAAACTATTAAATCATTTGATAAATACAATTAAATTTAGAATATACAGAATTTTGAAAAGAATTTAAATATATACATTTTGAAAAAATCGATAAATGGATTACTTGCTACTACTGGCTTAGGATCAAATTCTTGTAAAAGTATAGATTCAAAATCGTCTTGTTTTGCTATTTTTTTAAATTTTGCATCTATATTTGCAGTTACTGACTGTCTCGGTGAATAATTAAAACTTTCAAATTGAATGTCTGTGTCTATTTGAAAGTAAAGAAGTTTTAATTTTAACATAATTCTTTTAAGAATCTTTTTTTGATAATCATAATACTTTTTGAGTATACAGTTAAATAGATTGTATTCATTTGATAATATTTGTGTAAAATGGGTTTTTTCAAATACTAAAGTATCTATACTGACACCTTTGTTCACTCTTACATTATCATCTTCTATTTCATATTTCTGTTTTTGTATATAGTTATCTATACACGACATTATAGAGACAATTATATTATGAATACTTTGTATTTCTTCAAATGAGTAGTTTTGGAAATTAAGATCATCATATGGTGTGAATTGTTTTTCATATATAACATCTTTAAATAATTCTACTTTATCAACATTGCTCAAATTGTATATTATTTTTTTATACAATTTATAGTACTGACCATACATTTGATATATAAATAAATCAAATAATCCAGAATAGTTTACTATATCTTTTTTAGTTAGGTTTATTTGAAAAAATAAAGTATCTAACGACATTAAATATTCGGATGATTTAGTAGCCTGAAGTAAATATTGTTTATATATACTTTCAAGATTGATGCATTTATTATCGATTTCATTTATTATTCTAAGAATGTCGTTCTTAAAATCTTCAATTTCAATGAATGAAAGCGAGTCAGACATATATATTATATATTATTATATTTAATTATAATAATTAATGAGTTCGGATGCGTTAAGAGAATATGTACCGTGGGAAAATCACCACGAAACTATATTTGTTGACTGGGCAGACAAGGCGGCGTGTTATAAATGGATGCACAATAAATCTTACATTAAATACTCTTCTAAAAGAAATATGTATACAATACCTGTTATTATAATGTCTACTTTAACTGGCACTGCTAACTTTGCATTAGAAAGAATCCCAGCAGAATATCAAGACACCACGTCTGTAGTTATAGGAAGTATTAATATTTTAGCAGGGATAATAACTACTGTTGCGCAGTTTTTAAAATTAAACGAATTGACAGAAAGTCATAGGACTGCGAGTATTGCATGGGATAAATTTCATAGAAGTATAAGAATAGAACTTATAAAATCCCCCGAAGAACGCCCAGATATAAATTATTTCATTAAAACAGCCCGTGACGAATATGATAGACTTATGGAAACGTGTCCTCAAATAGACAAGGATATAGTTGAAATGTTTAGAAAAAAATTAACAACAGGCATCGACAAAAATGATGTTGTAAGAAAACTTAAAAGCTTTAATAGATTAATCAAACCAGAATTGTTCAACGAAATTTCTTCGTTGAAAGATGTAGTGTTTAAGAGATCTACTAAAAGATTAGATATAGAACAAGGTGATCGTTCCAGAATAGAAAAACTTATAATAGAACGTGACAATTATAGACAAAACTATAATAAAGTATATGAATTTGTAACAAACTTTAGAGAAAAGTATTCAAGACGTCCTTCTAACGAAGAAATTATATCAAATGTTACAGAAATTGAATTACCCGAAATAAACATGATTATAAACGAATTACATTTAGATCCTTAAAAAAGTCTGCTTAATATATCCCCTTCTGTTCCAACTCCTTGAACAGTCTGAAAGACCTTGTTGTCTCTAAAAGTCCAACTGAAATAAATACTGGCTATAAGCACAAGTATTATACCACTCAAAATTAATAAAAAGTGGGATTTTGGTGTACTGCACGCAGAAGATCCTTTAGGGGGTTTTCCATCTTCATCACACGCCGGCGGCCAATTAGTTGACCTCGCAGAAGAGTAGAATACAAACAGTAGAATTATTAAAACTAAAAACATTACAAATATATGCCAATAATTGGCAATATTACCTATAAATTGAGTTCCTGAAAGATAAGAATCTAATAAAGTCATTATTATTAAAGTTATATATAATTTTGCTAAAAAATAATAAACTTAAAATTATTTATTATAATAATATATAAGAAATGTCTCTCTCAGACGTACAGAGACAACGCTTACTCTTGTGTCTTAATAAATTATCTTTAAAATCTGGGTTCGATTCTTTCGAAAATTTTAGAAAATATAAAGAAAACAAAATGTGTTTTACGGGTTATAAAGCTGTTTATCCGGATGTTCAAGTTATTTCTAATGTAGACGACAAGACGTATGTAGATAATCTTAAAGTTATGACCGCGCAAAATTTATACGATTCAAAAACAGGTAATATAATTAAACTAGCAGATAAATTATCAAAGGAGCTTAAAATTTCAGAGCCACCTATTGATTGGTGGGCATCCGAAAAATGGGACGGAATAAGAGCTTTATGGGATGGCGAAAAAATTATATCACGTGGATCCGGCGTCGGTAAACCAAAAGTATATACATACATCCCAGAATGGTTTAAACTTACATTACCTCCGGGCATAGCCCTTGATGGTGAAATCTGGATCGGAAGAGGTCTTTTTCAAAAAACAAGTCGACTTTCTACTATTAAACCTGGTAAAAGTTATACAGAAGAACAAATAAATAATATATGGGCAGGAAAAGAAGATCCGCCAGTAATATTTAAGGTATTTGATATACCTACCGAAAAATCTCCTTTTGAACAACGTATGAAACTTTTACAGACAATTGTTAAAGATCGTAAATTGTGTTGGGATCAAATAAATTATACAGGAAAGAAGGTATTTCCTCTTCAGTTTACAGAACAAGTTAAAATTAAGTCAATGGAACAACTTGTAGAATTATATACTAGATTAACATCACAGGGCGCAGAAGGTATAATGTTAAGAGCCCCTGGTTCGCCATATGAGCTAAAAAGAAGCAAATATATGTTAAAATATAAAATCAAAGAAGACGCTGAGTGTATAGTAAGAGGATACACACTAGGAGAAGGAAGACTAAAAGGTCTTCTTGGATCTTTAAACTGTGAAATCATGCAAGACTCAAAACCATCTGGGATTTTTACTCAAATAGGGACTGGATTGACAGATTCACAAAGAGAAAATTATATTATTTCTGGTCATCCAGAGCATATTCCTATTGGAAGTATAGTATCATTCAGTTATATGGAAATGACAAAAGATGGAATACCTCGACACCCGGTTTATAGAGGAATAAGAGATGATATCCCGGTGCCTAAGCCAAACGTATCTGTTAAAGAAGTAAAACAAATACTTACTAAAATAATGAATAAAGTTTCTGCTTCAAAAGAACAAAATTGGCAGTTCAAGGTAAGATATTATAAACAAGCTATAGGAATACTTAATGATGATATGAAATTGAGCTCTGTTGAAGATTATATCAAGGTTTTTAGAGAAAATGGTATGCAATTAAAAGATGAAGAAAATTTTAAGGCAAAAAATGGAACATGGAAAAGTACTATTCTTCAGAAAATAGATTCTATTCTTAAAACGGGAGAGGCTGATAATATTTCAGCAGATCTTGAAGTAGTAGCTGTCGAAAATTTAACAAAAATTCCAGGAATAGGACCATCAAAAGCTTCAGAATTATATCGCGACGAAGAAATTACAGACATTTCCCAGTTAAGAGAAGCATATTCTATAAATAAAAAGATTATAAACGATAAACAGGCAATTGGGCTAAAACATTATGACGATTTGCAAAAAAGAATACCTAGAATAGAAATGGACGAATGGAAAGACATACTTGAAAAAACATTCAATGAAACTCTAACAGAATTAAAAGAAACCGGTAAATTGGTGATAACAGGGTCTTATCGCAGAGAAAAACAAGATTCGGGGGACATAGATGCATTAATTACAACTAATGTTCACAATAAAGATCTTATGAATACATTTTATAATAACTTAATTAAGAAAAATATAATATCACCTGAAAATGTTTTATCAAAAGGTCCTATTAAAATAATGGCTGTTTCAAGTATAGACGAAATATACAGACACCTTGATATTTTTTATTACACCTCAGATGTTTATCCATTTGCCTTGTTATTTACAACTGGCTCAAAAGATTTAAATACAACTATGCGCGCACATGCTCTTAAAATGGGATATTCATTAAACGAAAGAAATTTAACTCATGGAACCCCAAGTGGTTCGCCAGTTACAGAACAGGAATATCTCACTGTTATAGGAAAGAAAAAACCCGAAACAGAAAAAGACATTTTTGATTTTCTAAAATTTAAATATCTTTCGCCAAAAGATAGATAATAAAATATTTATTATTTATAAATGAGTTGTTATTCATATAAAACTATAAATGAAACTAATAACCCCATTCTAAAAAATGTTGACATAACAATTATTTTAATTATGGAAAATTCAGATAGATTTAAATATGACCCTTTTTTATTAAATTTGAGTAAAAAAACTGTATTTCAATACAACAAGGGCTTTAGAGCCTGTAAAAAACCATCTACAATTATAAAATCAAATAACGACATTATACATGCGTATTACACAGCTTTTGAATACACTAAAGATATGAATAATATAATTATTTTGGAGGAAGATGCCGAAGTTTTATATTATACAAAAAGTCACTATGATATAGTAGATAATTATATATCTAACGACTTTAAAGTTTTCTCATTTGCAACAAATGGGGTTTTTAAAAAATTAGATGAAAATTTTTACAGCGTCGATGTTGCACATGGTGCTCAGGCCCAGATATTTAGTAAACAAGAAAGACTAACAATTATGCGTGCTATGGAAAATAACAAATTTAGAGGTGAAATAGATGCTACATATTTAAAAAATAATGTAGTTGTTTATAAACATCCTTTAATAATCCAATTATTCCCCGAAACAGAAAATTTTAACAATTGGAGTGGAAATAAAACATTAAATAGACTTGGAATTACAATTACAGAATTAGATAAAAATAAGTCTGGGTGGGAAACAATATACATTTTAAGTAAGATTAGAGGTCAGATTAATTTCAATAGCGTGTTTTTAATATTTATTCTAAGTCTATTCGTGTTATTTATTTACAGAAAAAAATCAATATTAAAATAAAATGTATTATAATTATAATATATATAATGGAATTGTTACGAGATCCTAAAGTTCAACAACAGTTTCAAAAATTAGTTACAAAATTTCTAACTAAAAATGAAAATTACGATATGTCTAAATTTATAGGAGGTTTGCCAATTACATTAGAAAGAAGAGACGTATCTCATTTAATGACAAAAGGTTCTAACGGAAAAAACAAATACACTGTAACTCAAAAGGTAGACGGTACAAGAGTTTTAATGTATATAGGACCAGATTCTGAAACCGCAACAGTTAAACAACGGACCGTTTGTTTTATTGATAGAAATATGAAAATTTACACTATAAGAAATGATACGCGGGACATTTTACCATATGTAAATTCTAGAGAAATGTTATTAGACGGAGAATTAGTTTTTTTTGACCAAGAAGGATACTCTCATAAAGAACTTGAGTCTAGATACGTAAAAGGAGTTTCCTTTATGGCTTTCGACATTTTATTTGGCCCTGAAAATATAGATGTATCAACTGAAGATACAAAAATAATGGGACAAGAATTTTCAATGATGGTTCCTGAAGATGGTAAACTTAAAACTTTTCCATGGACTTATATTAATAGATATGATATACTTCATAAACTAATAATTCCATCTAAATTTAACAAATCAGAACCTGTTCTCACCGAAGCTTTTAAAGGCGTGAATTGGTTCAATATAGAACTTAAACCTATTTATTTTTTAGATAGTTTAAAAAGTCACAGAGTTCTATACAACGAGTCTAAAACTGGTTATTTGCAGACTCTTTTATCTTCAAATCGCAAAGATTTTTATAGTTTTTTAATGTCAAAATACAATAAACAAATAAACGTGTTTATTAAAAGAACTATAAAATTAGACGGATTAATTTTTACGGCGGCAGATACTCTTTATACAATAGGATCGTGGGATAAAATGTTAACTACACAATATAAATGGAAACCCGTAGAAGAACAATCTGTTGATTTACTCATGAGAAAAGTTAGTCAAACAAAAGCAGGCCTATTTGTATCTAAAGGAGGTAATATAGAACCTTATCAAGTTAATTATAAACAAGTAATTGTAGACGTTCCCGCAGATGTTAAAGACAATGATGTTGCAGAATTTACTTTAAACACTTCAGGAAATTTTGTTTTTAAAGAAATCAGAAAGGACAAAAAGTTTCCAAATGCACTTAGAACAGTTTTAAATGTTATAAATAGTTTTAAAAATCCAGTAAACATTAACGACTTATATTACTTTTTAAATTTATCAGAAAGTTCTACTAAAGCAGAAATTAAAAAAGTATTAGAATATTCTAATAAAACAAAACTTCTTCAGTGTGTAGCTAATTATAAAACTATTAATCTTTTAGAACCTAAACAATTAAATTTAATTAATGATATGATTAAAAATGTTAACGTAAACAACGAAATAGAAGTAGAATTACGTTTTGGACTTATAAAACAACGTTTCAATCCTAAAATTTCAAAACAAGCTTTCTTAGACATATTGAGAAAAGTAGAAACTTATAATTTTACCAAAAGCATAGATGATTTCGTAGACATATATGCAGAAAATGTTAGGACTAGATACATTTACTCTCAGGAATTTGGTAAATACATTTTCTTAGATTCAATAATTAAAAGTAGAATCTCAAATGTAGACATTTCTATGAAAGAAGTAATAAATTTTGACGTGCGCATTGCTATGTCATCTGAAGTAAAAGTTAAAAAATACAATACAGATGGAGAAACGTATAGAAAATATCGTGTATCTTATACGGAGCCAAATGGTCTTTTTAGACTAGACTTCACTGCTATAACAGAAGGTACATATTCCGATAGACTCTTTACAATGAACACTGGTTCTATCGAAACTTTTCAAATAGAAATAGAATTTTTGAAAAACGATATTAACGTCAATAATTTATTTAAATTTATAACAAATATGTTAAGCAATTGATAATATACCATCTGAAAATGTATAAGTATCATCTTGGGTATCCCATTCATCTGGGTTATTAAAAAATATGTATTCTAACGGATTAAATTTTGTAAGTAAAATATCTATTGTTTCGTCAAATGTATAAAACGCTTGGGATTTATCAATTATAGATATTTTTCTATTAGGTACAACATTGCCACTAGAATCTCTATTTATTTTAACATTAAAGTAATCGGTTATAAATAAATCTTCTGGTATATCTCTTTTATTAAATGTATAACTATTTAAAAAATCTAAACCTATACCTTCGGGTATACTTTTATTATCGTATCCAAATTTAATTGTCTGTTTTGTTTTTTCAAGAATTTGTAATTGAATTATGTCTGGGTATTTATCTTTATTTCCCCATACTATGTAATTACAGCACGTAGAGTCTACAAAAACTAACTTGACAGATTTATTTGTATCTATTATTTCATATGAACCCTCTATTATATTTGAGTATACATCTGGGTATATTAATATTTCATCTATAATACTAGTGAATACAAGATTCTGTAAATCAAAAAGAACAACGTATCTTTGTTGAAAAGTATTAGTTAATAATGGTTCATTATAATATAAAAGATCTGTGATATGATATTCATTTTTATACTCAATTTCATTAAATTTAAGATACCCATTTAATATTATAGTATCTGTAAATTTATTAGAAATTTGGCATTCAACTGAATTAAGTTTTTTATTAATGTAATAATTTCCTTCGGGACTTAATACTAAAAAGAAATTTGTTGCGTCGTTAGGTACTTTTCTAACATTATATACATTTTCTGTAAAATTTTTGATGTTGTAATATGTCATATTTAATGTTGTTATGTTACTTATATTAAACAAAGATACAAATCTATCGGCGTTTTCTTTAATGTATTTTTCATTCATTACTGACACTTCGTTTTTAATTAGTTTTCCGTCCGAGTTTACAATAAGATCAAATTTGAATAAATTTTTTTGAATACAGTTTAATAATTGTTCTCTCCTAAAAGAATTTAAACCCGGGAATACTCTAGAATCACGTTCAAAATCCGTACCTTTAACTGTAAATTTATCTCCGTTAATTGTTTTAACAATGTATTCATTAGATTTTTTACTTAATTTTTTTATAACAGTAACGTTTTCAAATTTACCATTTATATTAACTTTTGCAGAAGCCCCTATAACATTACTCCCGGGAATTAAAATTCCAGAACCTGAATCTTCTCGGTCCGTTATATTATACATCTCTGCTTGAGATTTATTCCTTGGAAACCCAGTTAAAAGATATCTTTTCATCATTTCTACAGATTCTTTTGTTTTTGTTTCACAACAAGGGTACCAAAGCCCATCTGTATCTTGAACCCCCTCTGGTTTTAAATACTGATAATTAGGATCTGGACATGTTCCCTTCCAAGAATACGGATCTGGTCTCATACCTTCTTTATAAGTTTTATCTCCGGAGTCGCGTGTTCTTGTAAGTCTGCAAATTTTACCACTTGGAGCATATCCAGAAACCGTATTAAATGTGGTCGTGGTTTTTTCAGCTACGCTCAAAGATTTTTTAAGTAAAATATCTGATTCTGAATCAAATAGCTTATTAAAGTTAATGACGACAGTATTAAACATACTTTCATTTAGAGGAGTAAACCCTTCTCCGCATAGTCCCTTTCTTATTTGTTTGTCGCTGCACAAAGAAAGAGTCATCATTATAACCCCGAATTTATTTATAACAGCAGTTAATTTAACTCCGTCTGCCGGAATAGACACAAATTTTATATATTCTTTAGACATAACTTGATTTCTAGTAAGTCTTCCAAGAGAATATTCCCATTCTATTATTTTAACTCCGTTAAAATTTATAATATTATCCCCGCCTATTGACTTTTCTATTCGTGTAAAATCGCTCGCGGTCAAGTTACCAAAGGAGTCAAAGGGGCTTATAATATTATCTAAATTTTCGAAGTTAATTTGATTACCAGGTTTTTCAAGAACATTTAGAGTAAATTGTCCAGACATTGAATGTATATAAGATTTATCTGGTATATATGTATATATATCAAACCCTGTTAAATTAGTAAAATTTTCAACGTTAACAGCACCGGAATTATTTATCCGTAATATTAAAGTATCTATCATTTCTTTTATTTGAGATCTATCGTTTGGAATATTGATTAGATTAATTAGACCGTTTTTACTAATTCTTATAGAAGTTTTGTTAAAATCTTTTTCATATGAAATAATTACATTATTTAAAAACTGTGTAGTTGTAGTTTTGGATGCTAATTTTTTAGGACCCCTTTTTTTATATATACCAAAATAAGAAATATTAGTTAATACATTTAAATTTTGAGCTAAATCAAAAACTCCATCTTGAACTATTATTTCGTCCGGTATTAAAAGTATTTCATTTAATTGTTCTTGTGTCAATATTTTCATGTTTATACTGTCTTTTAAATTTTTATAGTCACCCTGATAATCCGCGTTCATAAGTATATAATCATTAAACCCCGACATTGATAAATATAAACTGTTGTCTTCGGGAAAATCACATGTTTCTGTATGATCTTCTGGACCTATTTTACCACAGTAACTACAATATAGTCCATCTTGAATAGGTCCTATTGGTGGGCGATTATACGTGTCATTAATTGTCTCTGTGCCAAATATTTTTTTTTGAGACAAACTCAGTTTATAAAATCCAGTTTCTCCTTCATCTAACTCAAACGAGCTTTTAAGAGTATCTATGTCTATTATCTCCTCTACAGAATCTAATTTGTTAATAAACATATTTATCCCATTGATTTTAACTTCTGAGGACATATTTACTATTAATGTATATTTTAAAATAACAAATATTTTCGAATTTAAAACTATATAAAAAATACAATTATATAATAACAAACGATGTCAAAAGAAATAACAAAATTTAATACTCTATTTGAAGAGTTTTTAGAAAAAATTATAACTGCTTTTCCAAATAATAAACTTAAAACGTATAGACGGGGATTTTTATTATTAAAGGCTACGTCGCCCGCGGTGCCCGTTAATTTATTTATGGCTGGATGTATAAATTATAAAAAAGAGATTGTTGCTAGAAATGATCTTTTTTTCTTAAAAGATAAAAATATTTCAGAAAAAGCAGGGCTGTTTGGCAATTTTACCGACGACTGTGGATTAGATTCTTACTGGAATCAATTAAGCCCAGGCACACAAAAAGCTGTTTGGGATTATGTTCAATCTTTATTTGTTCTTGGAGAAATAATAGTTAATAAAAACACTGAATTATTTCAAAAGTATAATTCACTATATGTATCCGATTATAAAAAAGAAATAAGTAATTTACATACAAATGATTTTTCGGTGGACTTTTTAACAAAATTAAATTCTTAGTTATCTATTAAATGACAACTTATTGGTTGAGCGACTTTTGTTCATTATTTAATTCGCTTAATATAAATCCTTTTATAGGAGACGATAAAAACTTTCAGTTTAATTCTTTAACAAGACTTATAATTTTTATCACTTTTTTATGTGCTATATTATTCCAAGACTCTAGTAATCAGATATTCTTAGGCGGCGCTATATCTATATTTTTATCTGTTGTAATTTACATGCTGACATATAATTCATCTGAGATGTCTACTAGATTTACCGGAGAATTAAAATCTTATATCGATTCTCAAAAATTAATAAAAGATCAAAAAGAAGATTTAAAAGTTGGATTGTCTAAAATGGGAGAAGTTGTACTAGAAGATCAAAAAATAAATGTAGAAAATGAAGTAACTCTTGATTATGTTCCACCAAATACTAAAAATATAAAAACAGCGATGTTTTTAGAAGGAAATAAAATGCCATCGCATGTTACAAACGAACCAAGAGATCCAAAAGACTATATATCTCTTGGTAAACAAGTAACCCCTGGAACAGCAAAACAATTACATAGTTTAATTGGAAAAAATTTGTCTGTTCCTATGTAAAATAATTATTTAAAAATAAAATATAATATTATTATTAAACTATAATGACAGGTACTGACCATCAGTATACTCCCAGTAAAACTACGCCTTTAATTTCTGTATCTCATCCATCTAGATACAATAAACCAGCTGTGGATGTAGATTATAATTTTATGCACAAGGGGGAATTACCAAGTACAAATAATAAAAATGATGTAGTATTGAGTAATCTTACTTATACCCCAGATGTTAAACCAGTTAAAAGAATGGTGCACCATGTTGAAAAATCTCGAACTAAATCACTATTAAATGATCACGACGATGAAGATCGTTTAGCAAGATTTAAAGATAAAGTCGCTCCATCAAAGGGCGAATATTACATATTAGGAGACTTAGATGAATCCATAAGTGATACTTATTATTTATGCCCCTTACCTATATCAATGAAAGGACGAGAAAAACCATTTGAACGTAAGATACCAAGTGTGAAATTGAATACGATGCCAGAAAAATCCGAACCAAACGATCACTCATTAAATAGTTCAAACACTCGCCTTATAAGATCTGCTAATAGTATTAAAAAGGCTTAAAAAAATAATAAATGTATATAATAAATGTCAGGGATGTGGATGACTTCTAATGTAAGAACTATATTAGTTCGCAGAGGAGAAAATAATGAAGTATCTGTAGAAGAAATCGATGAAAGTGAAATTCCTTATATGCAAAATACGCGAGAAGATGTATTTTTACATCCATTATTAATTGCACTATCTCATTCCCTCATAATGGGCGAAGATTTTAATATGAATACACAAGAAGAAGAAAAACATAAGTTATCAGACGATGAATTTAAAAACTTAGAAACATGCAGTGAAATTACAAACTGTGCAATATGTATGGAAAATAAGAAATCAAATATTAAATTAAAATGTGATCATATTTTTTGCAAAGGTTGTATTAAAAAATGGCTCACCGAAAAATCCAATACTTGTCCGAATTGTAGAACTGAAATTTAAATTAAATATCGTAAATTATCAAATAATTTAAAATATTTAATTATAATAATAATGCAGTCATTAGTTATTGTCATAATACTATTGTCTTTAATAGGTTTATATATAAATTTGGGTTCAACTTCTGAATTAAATGTACCAGAGTTTAGTAAAACTTTAGAAGATAAAAATGTATACCATAATAATAAAGGGATGTCGGTCAACGATATTTCGCAACATGTAACAGAACAAATTGCTCCACAGCCTAAATATGACGCTATTGGAAATGATTTATTAGATAATAAAAAGACAGGTTTAACTCCTGGAGAAGAATTAATTAACTTAAAAGTTCAAAAAGGCTTTGCGCCAAATACTAGACCAAGCGGTGCAGGTACAAGACCAAGTTCAACTGTAATAGGTCCATATGGTTTATCTCAATCAAACTTATCTTATAAAAATAATTTCCCATATGAAGAAAGATATTTGGCAGATATAAGTGCAGACGCTAACTCTAAAAGTAGAAAAGATACAATGGCTAGAAATCCCAAAGGTACGCCTTATATAGGAGAAATGGTACTTCCAAAAGACGATTCTAAATTTAAAGAAGGTTATAGTTATACAAACAGGGCCTTCGCTGTTGTAAGAAACCAAATTGCAAATCAAAATAAGCACTTACCGGACACCAGACGTTTAAATGAACAGGAAATTCATAATAGAGGCTCCAAAAAAATTCACAGAGTTACACCAGACGAAATGGATATTAAAGTTAAACCAGATCTGACGAATATTAACAGCAAAAGAGACGAAAATCTTTCTAATGAAAAATTAAATAATAAACATAACGAAGCATCTCATTTAGTCAATGTAATGAAAAACAATTATAATTTCAAATAAAAAAATATTTATTATAGATTAAATGACTAACAATCTACCAGCAGAATGGCACGACAAAAATGGAAATAAAGCGGGTAGCGATAAACATTATATGAATGACAGCGTTCACGAAACACAGAAAGGTTTAATTAAAAAAATAAAAGATAGTCCCGTAATAACAATTCCAGAAGTAGATCCTTTTAAAAAACACACCCTTACAAAAAATTTTGCTCAAGATATAGATGAAAAGTTTAAAACAAGATCTAGTCAATTACCTAATTCTTATTTTAAAGAAATGCCTGCCTTAATTAGGGTGTGCGACTGTGAAATTCACGGTCACTATTTTCCCGGACATACTGGTACCACAAATGATTTACATTCTCGACCAAGGGAATTTGAGCCGGTTAAAAAACGTAATGAATTTGGATTTGATAGAACTATGACTAAAGAAATTACTCATCGCAAAATTGATCCTGTTTCAGTTTCAAATCAAGTTTCTCAGAAAAATAAAATGAATTACGTAACAACTACTCCAAGAGATAATTCTGGTAACAAGGACGCTATTCTACCTGTAACTCAGATGCGTACTAAACTTTTGGTTAAACATTAATTTAATAGTTTAATTATATCATCTATATTAGTGATAAGATTTTGTTCAAAAACAGTTCTTAGCTTAATAAATGCTTTTTTATTTTCTAAAGAATACTTGATTGTATCTATAGATACCCATTTAATATCGTTAATTTCTAAAAATTTTTTATCAATATTTACATTTGATATAAATTTCTTAGTAGATATGAATCTATCTCTATAAGCATTTGAAAATGGTATTTTAACCAAAAACATATAATATGGATGACCACTCGGAGTTTTTGAAGTTATACATTTTACAGTTTTATTTTTAATTAAACTTTTAAGTCCATCATAATCATACACCGCGCCCAAGGTTTCTTCCCAACCTTCTCTAGCAGCAGTGACTTCTGAGTCAGATTTATCGCTTAATTCACAACGACCTCCGAAGTTAGACCATTTATTTTCATAATCTCTTCCCAATAAAAAATAAGGGGTTTGATCTAATGTTTTAGAATAAAAAAGTACACCCGCTGCGTATATAATATTATTAGTTATCATTTTCTTAAAATTAAATAAATTTTACTTTTATACTCTTTAATTTAAAAAATAAACAAATTAATCTAATACATTGGGATGACTTAATGAAAGATATATTAGAAAAAAATAATATTAAAGGCCCAATTAATTTATTATTTACTCGTTCGAAGAAAAGTAAAAAAAAAGAAGTTAATGATTATAATATGAGTGGTATTGTACCAAGAATAAAGGTCGAAACTGAAAAATCGTCTAGACCTACTGTTAACATTAAAAACCCGGTAAATATAAAAGGTATAGATGTTATAAGAGATCCAGAATCAGATAATGAATCAGTGGCATCTGGTAGTACAATTGAACCGGATGTGCACGTTCCAAAAAAATCTTCAAAACATAGAGACTCTCATATGAAAAGCAATTCTAAATTTAATCCAGACGATTATCAAAACTTTGTGAATAGTTCAAAAACTAAACAAGTAAATGATAAAGATGATTCTGACGAGAGCGATTACTCTGACGCATCGGGGGAAGGTTCAGAATACTCAGACGATTATTCAGATTCTGGATCTGAAACATCTCATAAAAAAGACCCTAAACAGGAAAAACAAGAAATTTTACTAAAATTATTAGCTCTTGAAAAGAAGGGTGTCGTTCTTACTAAAAAATATTCAATGTCATCTAAATTATCAGATCTTAGATTTGAGTTAGAATTACATAAAAATAACTCAGAGTTAGAAGTGAGTGTAAAATTTCAGCAAAAAGTTTTGATGGCCGCAGTTACAGGTCTCGAATTTGCAAATAAAAAATTTGATCCATTAGGTGCTAAACTAGATGGTTGGTCAGAATCTGTAATGGAAAATTTAGATGATTATGAAAGTATATTTTTAAAATTACATGAAAAATATAAAAATAGAGCAGAATTGCCACCGGAATTACAACTACTTGTAACTTTAGTTGGTAGTGCATTTATGTTTCACGTGACAAAAACTTTATTTAGTTCAGCCATGCCAAGTGGATTAAATGATGTTCAAAATTCAGAAATAATGAAAAATATAGCAGCAGCAATGGCTCAATCTAATTCTCAGCCTCCTACGGTGGCGGGGGTTTCTTCAAAAGAAATATCGGGTCCGTCTATGAATCTTTCAAGTATGTTAAAAGATGATGACTCAGAATCAAGTGGGTCTATAGAAACGTCAAAAGAGGTGACTATAAACCAAAAAGGAAAAAGAGCTATTAATTTATAAAACAAAAAATTAAAAAAAAATAGTTTTAATATAATAAATGGTATTATATTACAAAAAAGTTAAAAAAGAACCTGAAGAGACTATTTTAAAACCGGATGTACAGTCAGAGGATATATCTCATAGATATAACATACCCGCAATTACAACTTCTTATCAAGAACCAGAAATACCTAGAGCTTCAAATGATAGAAGATTGCCCGAAAATCAAGATTTATTTAATGAGCTTTATAAAACTCCTTTTAGTGATAGAAAAGAACTTTATTATAGTTTATTAGAAGACAATTTTAATAATTTATCATTGGATGATAAATTAGTAATAATGTATAAAACTTCAGTTTTAAGATCAAATACTACGAATAATTATATATTAATGTGTCTAGCTCTTTTGGTTATAATAGCATTAAAACTTTATTCTAAGTAATGTAAATAACTTTCGTATTAATATTATTCATGGTGTATCTAGAATTTTTATAGAATGATTTTCTAAATTCTTCTATAGTCATTTTACCACCGTACTCTTTTAAATTAAAAATACTCGGAGCAGGGATTATTCTAAAATTGGGACCAAAAAGTTTTCTATAATACTGCCCAATAATGTAACTTTTTTTCTCAAAAGTCTTATTATTTAGTGCGTAAGCTTTAACACAATTTGGGGAACAAAAATTTCCAAATAGTTTATACCTGTCTAATACAGATGAATAATCATATGGTAAGAAAAAAGGAGTGTTATCAAATGTATGATGACAATTAAAACATCTAATATTCGTAATTTTAAGTTTATTCATACTTTCATCTAATCCATTAGTGTAGTGTCTCGTAGTTTTACAAATGGGTTTTTTAAAATTACAAGTATCTTCTTCGTCACTAGATATTGTTAATTCACAATCTTTATCTTTATTATCTATAAAATAATTTTCCAAATTGGTATTAACTTCTTGTTCTTTATCATGGACTTCGATACATAAGTTTCCAAAATTTAAAGCATTTGTTGTATAATTATCTTTATTTACAGGTTCAATTTCTTCAAATTTAACTTTTTCTGTGCCTTCGGTGTTATAATTATTTTTAAATGGGGTAGTTTGCCACTTTTTTTTGCGACCCCTTTTCTTTTTTTCTGGTTCTTCTTGTGAAGGGATATCAACTTCTTCAATAGGTTCTTTAATAGTTTTCTTGCGACCTCTTTTTTTTATTGTTTCATCCATTTAATAAATAAATTTAAAGAATCTTTATATAAATATTTTAAAATGTGGACATTGTATACCCTTACCTCGATCGGGTTTTTTGGTTATTTTTTAAATAAGATTTATAGAAAATTTTACCCAAGTGTATTAAAATCTTTTGAAGATGTTTACGAAGATGACGAGTATACACTACTGTGTTATCATATTAGATACGAAGATAATACAGTCGAAGATGTACTAGAACTTACAGACGAAGAAATTGAAGATCTTGATACTAAAAATAAAATTAAATACATCACAATGGATTACATGTTCAATGGAAAGTTTATGAAATATATAACATATGAAAAAGATATTACTTTCCCCTTTTATGTATTTAATGTAGAACCACCTAAATATCCTTATTATCCAGAAATGGTTATTTTAAATAATGTAGATGTAACCAGTTATGTTACGCCTTATCTGGGGCCGCTCTGTAATTTTTATAATGATAGACACGCTCCAATTAAATTAGAAGATGCAATGGTCGACCATCCAAAATTTAAAGAGTTCGATTTTAATAACGGTACATTAATGATGATATCTAATGATACTCCATTAGAAGGTAAAAAGATAATTGCAAGAGAACTTCCTTGTAATTTAATTTGGAAACGCCACGCAGCAGTTGACCCAAGAGATGATCACAAACTTAAAGATTTTGAATTAATTAATAAAGAATCTTAAATTAAATTAATTTAAAAAAGTAAAAATATTTAAATCTAAATAATGTCTGAAGACCAGATTCTATTTAGATTTAAAACTGTTCAAACAAATGCTGTAAGAATTCTATTCGAATCTTTAAAAAATATTCTTTCCGATGTTAATTTTAAAGCAGATTCTTCTGGACTTAAACTTACAACAATAGATGGAACTAAAAATGCTATAGTAAATTTATTTCTTGTCCATGATAAATTTGAGGAATACATATGCGAGAGTAGTGTTAATATAGGACTTAATTTATTATCCGTTTTTAAAATTCTAAAAGGTATAAAACACACAGATACTATTGCATTTACTATTTATAAAAAAGACGAAAATAGTATGTATATAGAATCACAAAATAGTGATAAAAGGGCAACTATAATAAGCAAAATTAAACTTCTGGATATGGATGAAAAAATATACAACATTCCGGACATTGAATTTGATTCTTATATTACTATGCCATCTTCAGACTTTCAAACTTATATTTCAGATTTATCAAATATTTCGTCTGAAATAGAATTTAGATCTAATTGTAATAACTTATGTCTTAAAACAGTCGGCGATTTTGCAGAACAAATCATTAAAATTAATGAAACTAATAACGACGTTAAACTAACAGAAGAACAAACCGGTATTTATAATATAAAATATATTCAATTATTTACTAAGTCTACAAATTTGTGCGGAACTGTAGAGATATATTTAAAAACTGGTTATCCGTTAACATTATTGTACAATGTAGCAAACTTGGGCCAGATCAAGTACTGTTTAGCCCCAAAAAACTAATTAACTGTTATGTCTAGATTTGTCCATTTCTATGATTACAGTGTCATTCTTATAACATGATTTACATTTACTCTTGTAATAAAGTTTAATAAAAAAATCCTTGGTCATCTTCCAAAAAGTTTGAAATAAATAAGAATTTTTAATTAATTGTAGTGCCATTTCTAATTGCTTTTCATCGATTTCGATTTGAAACTTTTTTGATAAGATTTCATCAACAGATAATATAATTATATTTTCAAATTTATCGGAACTAAAATTTTTATAATGTTTTGCATTTTCCTGGAGAAATGTAAGCAAATTTATAATAAGAGGTAAATAATCTATTTTTCCATCTCTTATTTCTTCTTCGAAGATATCTAATAAACCGTTAACAACAAGTATTTCCATGAGTCTAACGTAATAGTCTTTTGATCTAAGATGTTCTATTAAGTTTTTGATTTCGTGCATTTATTAACTAGTTAATAAATTTTTCTACAAAAAATAACGTGATAGCAACAACAATACCCGACATAGAATCTGTTATAAAAGAATATGTAAATCCTAAAGGTCTGTAATAATATTTATCTAACAAAGGAAATAACCCAGAGTATCTCATAGGAATTCCTACAAGACCTGAAATAAGAAATATAAGTACCAATTGTAAATATACATTATTCACATCAAATAGTTCAAATGTATATATAATAATAATATATGCTATAGCTCCAACAAAGGCTGCTATAAGCGCCGCACCTAAAATTGTATGGTGTTTAAAATATTCACGTAAAGTTGTAACCCATTTCATATTTTCTATTCCAAAAAATGAAAAATTGCCCTCAGACATGTTTCTTAAAATTATATCCCATAAACCAGTTATTAAAAATACGATTATTAAGTTTATAAGTCTTTGTCTAGTTAGAATAATAGATGTTTTCATTTATAAATATAAATATAAATTAATTATAAATGAAAGTCCTATTGTTATTGTTTGCTAATCTATTTAGATCAGATTTTATAAGATATAAACACCGATTTGGCTTACAAGAACAGGTTCAGATACATCATATAATTCCTCTTGAATGGAAAAGGCATAAAAATTTAATTAAAAATGGTTATAATATAAACGGAGGCTATAATCTTATATTTATGCCTTCAACGAACGGAAAGAAAAACATTGCTACAATTAGAAGAATTCACGACGGCGGGCATCCAGAATATAATAAGTACGTATACGATCTTTTACAATCCGAAACAAATCCGTTTGAAATTAATAAAATTCTAAGAAATAAATTAATCAATAATGAAGAAATTCCTTGGTAATGTAAATTATTTTATAAAAAAATATATTTAAGTATATTAAAAGAAATAATGGCCATGAGTCCAATGGTAATGTATTTAGGTCTTGCCGCTGTTGTAGCAGTATTGTTTTTCCTGTTTGTAATGCCGGAGATGAAGTCACGCGTAGGCGGTATACCGCATAGTTTAGTACATGATATGAAGTCATTAGCGCAAAAAAGTCTTCATACTAATCAATCACATGATTTAGGCCAGCAGCTTTTTGCCAAAACTGTTGGTCCAGCCCAACATTATAACGAAGAACTATACGCTTTAGGCGGTGGATATGACACGTTGGAAGTTTCGTATGGAAAAGATGAAACTGATATGAATTTGGGATCAAAGTCCAAATCTATTTCGGGTGGAGATTCGTGGGCAAAGAAATTTGAAAATTCGGCAGACCACCCTGTTCACCTTGCTCCGATTCCCGAGCGTCACGACTTTTATAGTCCATATGCTAGAAACGACTCGCATTTTACCAAATCTCATACTAGTTTACCCGGTAAGCATTGGGAAAAAAAGTTTGAGCATCATCCCGAACATGTAGTGGCAAACAGACATACGCGCCACATTGAGCGCGCTGGTCATCACGGTCATGACGCTCACAAAAAGTGATTAAATGTCTATAAATGCATAATTATCTAAAGAAATATCAGGGGTGGTCTCATCTATTGTTTTTGTTTTGTAAACAATGTTAAATTTTTTAGAACTATAAAATGAATGTCTTTTTTTATTCCAATTGTTGAATATAGAAATACAATCATTTATATCTATGACCAATGCAGGATTTTTATTTTTTTTGCGAAGTATTCTTCCAACCGCTTGTTCTACATTTCCCTTTGGGGATGCTAATATCAGAGTGTCTAGATCTGGATTATCATAGCCCTCGGACGCCATCTGAAAAGTAGCAAGTATTATTTTACATTGGTTAGATTTTAATAATTCTTCTCTTTTCATTCCTCCATAATATATACCAACTGAATATTCAGATAATTTTACTTTAAGTCTATCGCAATGTGCTTTTCTATCTGTTAATAATAATATTTTACGATCAGAACTGTAACATTCATTAAGGATATTTAATATAAAATCGTCTCTATCCGATATTTCTGTTATACCTGTTATACTCGCTGGGCTATTAACTTTGCCATTCGGGAGATATTTTATAGTATTAACAGGATGTTCGTAAAAATTATAAATTTGTATTTCAGGTTCTATTATAAGTAATTGAACGTTAACTGCTGGTTTTCCCAGAAACCACTCTAGAGTGTGTTCTAATTTATCTGCTCTTTTAAGAGTCGCAGTTAGTCCCAAATTGTATTTTGATCCTAATTTATAAAAAACATTAGAAAATACTTTCGAACAGTAATGGTGTGTTTCGTCAAATATAGTAAATGTAAAACACTTGAAGGTGTCTTCTGGGTATTCTTTCATAGAAATACTTTGAATCATGCCTATTGTAATACTTTGTGAAGTGTCTACATTGGGACCTTGAATAATACCCGGTGTAACACCTGTGAATTTAATTATTTGTTCTTTCCACTGTTCTAGAAGCGAGTCCTTGTTAACTATAACAAGTGTTTTAAACCCAAGTAAACTAGCTATGTAAATACTTGCAAATGTTTTTCCCCAGCCTGTATAAAGACTCGCGATACAAGAATTTTTTTCAAGAAGGACAGAATGTATGCATTTAATAATTTGTTTTTGATATTCTCTCGGCTCACTGTTTATATTTATTTTTACTGTATGTATATCATTTAATATAACATTACCTTCTTCGTTAAAATATCTAGGTATATACATAAATTTATTAGTTATTTTATACATATTGTAACTAATCGGAACCGGCGCACCCGGCATAAACGGAAAAACAGTTAATTTTTTTTTAAGGTCGTTATTAATAGGCACCTGTCTACCAACCGGCATATTATATTACATTATAATGTAAAATTATTTTTAAATTATATTACATTATATTGTAATGTAATAAAATGAATTGGGATGAATTACCTTTAGAAATTAAAAGAATAATTTTTAATTATAGAAAAATTCTTACATGCGGCAATTCTTGTGCAAATAAAATTATAAACACGTGGAAATGTTATAAAACAAGAGTGTTAATAGGAAGATTTAAAATGCTAATGTATTTAAAAGACTTTAGAATGTTTAATCCAAATTTAAAACAATTTTTATTAAGATCAAAGTTGTAAACTATATGTATTTCTTTACATTTTTAACTATAATGTATCTACCACCGCGAGGACCAATGCGTACAATGTATTCTCTGCCGTTATGTTTGTATTTATTTTTTCCAAATGAAGTTCTTTGTCTCTTAGAAGACGGATGGTCGTTTTCCATAAATGACTCTAAATTATAATATATCTGGTTTACCAATGTATTAAGATTTGATATTTCACTAATTAATTTTTGAACTTGAGCTGAAAATTCTATTCCTTTATTGGTTTCCTCACTGTTAATTGAAAATTTATTTAATATGTTTATCCATTCTTGGATCCAGTTATCATTTTTAATATTAAATCTCAAGAAAATCATAAATATAACACCGTATGTCCCACAATATCCAGGGTTAATACTATCACTTCCGTAATTAATACCAGAATAAATATTAGGTTCTAAGTAATCTTTTGTAACATTTTCTCCTTTATGAATTATTTTAAAGGGTAAATTTTTTGAGCCATTTGGGTCAAATAATCCCCAACCATTTTTTAAAAATTTACTTTTAACAAATATTACAGCATGTGCCCATGTTTTTCTTGTACATTTATAATGGCAGTGGGGCCATTTTTAATAGAACCAAATACACCACCCTCGCCTCTACCTATAAAGAATGAAAGAGGTATATTTTCAGAACTTGCCACATCTAATTTGTATTCAGGGTTTCCCGATATAAAATTTTCTATTATGGGCATTTTTGGATTGCATTTTTGAAAAATTTGTAACCTACTCATTTATTATATAATAATAGTATTTTTTAAATTAATAATAAATTTAAAGACAAAATACATTAATATTTAAGATGGTAAAGTATCATACACTTACAGATCGCACATATAGATACAACAAGCGTAGTAATATTAAATGTATTAATGAATTGTCCTCAGAGATTAATAAAAAAGTAGAAGAAAATAATACCATTAGACGCTCACTTGTTGACACTGTTAATAAATGTAAAAGAATCAACTCTTCTTATTGTTTTGTACATAAAAATTATACAGAAATATATAATTCATATAATAATCTACTAGAAGATTTTAACAAGGTTAGTAACTTGAACAAAGAACTAACAGATGGAAATAAAGAATTAACAAATGTTAACACGGAACTAAATAATACGTTGGTAAGTCTAGAAACTAAATATAACGATTTGCTTTTTAAATACGACGAACTTCTAGATGAATATGTTGAAAATCAAATCGAAAATAAACCGGAAGAAGAAACTAAATCAATTTAAAGAAAAAAAAAATAAATGTATTGAGTAATAGTATGCAGATATTCGTTAAGACATTGACAGGTAAAACTATTACTTTAGAAGTTGAACCTTCTGATACAATTGAAAATGTTAAAGCTAAAGTTCAAGATAAAGAGGGAATCCCCCCAGATCAGCAGCGTTTAATTTTTGCAGGAAAACAACTAGAAGATGGTAGAAATCTCTCTGATTATAATATTCAAAAAGAATCTACACTTCATCTGGTACTTCGATTACGTGGCGGCCAGTGAATTACATTTATAATTATAGAATAATCATATGGAGGCGTAGCTCAGTTGGTTAGAGCGTTGGTCTTATGAGCCAAATGTCGCGGGTTCGAGCCCCGCCGTCTCCATATGATTATTGCGATTTTTTAATCGACTTAGAAATAAAATTTAGTTCTTAATTAGTAAACATGGATTGTTCAATCTGTTGCGAAAAATTCAACAGATCTTCTCACTTTAAAGTAGAATGTAAAGGATGTAACACAGAAGACGCCGCGTGCCGAACCTGTTGTCAGACTTTCATTTTAAACGGGACACAAGATCCAATGTGTATGTTTTGTAAGAATCCGTGGGATAGAGATTTTATGAATAACAACCTAACTAAAAAATTTGTCGACAAAGATCTTAAGTTATTTTCCGAAAACGTATTCGTAGAGCGTCAGATTTCTCTTTTACCCGATACCCAAAAAGATGCTATAAAAGAGAAACAGATAAGAGATTTATCTGAAAAGATAAATGAAGCTAATTCAGAACTCAATCGTATTAAGAAAATGCTTCACGATCAAAAGAAAAAGGTACTCGAGTACAATTTGGAGATTTATCGCCTAAGATCCGGAACTGTTACTGAAACAACTACAGACAACTTTACTATAAAATGCCCAACCGAAGATTGCAACGGGTTCTTAGATTCCAAGTATTTTTGCACATTATGCGACACTAAGTTTTGCAGAATGTGTATGGAAATCAAAGGAGAAAATCATGTATGTAACGAAGAGACAAAAGCTACTATTCAAGCAATTAAAAAAGAGGCTAAACCTTGCCCTGGTTGCGGAGAAATGATATCAAAGATTGACGGCTGCGACCAGATGTGGTGTATAAAATGTCACATCCAATTTTCCTGGAGAACCGGGGCACAGATAACAGGCTATAATCACAACCCCGAATATTTTAGGTGGATGAGAGAAACTGGGCAAAATATTAACAGGAATCCGTATGAAGCAAATAGACAAATGATGTGCGGAGTAGTTTTGGACGATTATACTATCACGCGAATCATAACAAATGTTTTCCCTAAGAACAAAGACATCCTGACATTCTTCCAATTGTTATATAGGTTTTATAGACATACCCAATACAAGCTTACTCACGCAGAACACGACGAGAACAATGACAACGAATTGAAATACCTGAGAGTTAAATTTTTACTCAGAGATATCTCACGAGAACAATGGAAGGTAAAGCTGCATCAGATAGATAAAAAGACTAAAAAAATCATAGCGTATAATAACATATGGAGATTGATACAAACTGTGATGGTAAGTTATATGGAACAAATTATAACATGTTCAAATGAAAACTCAAATGCAAGAGAATACCTTAAGATTTTAAAAGAAGCTGAAGAATTTAGAACATACGCAAATGCTTCTTTCTTAAATGCGTGCAATACATTTGGTTCAACATCCTGTCCCGGGATAGATGATACATGGAGAGAGGTATACAATTGGAAAAAATATTTAAAGACCAAGAATAAACAAAACTAACACTTTTTGAAAACAAAACTAAAGTTTAAAAAACTACAATACAAATCTTCTTGTGTAAGTAAGTGTTGAGATGTATAACTATTATACCATTCGTGGAAACTTTTAGTCATTAATGGTATCATATTAAACGTTTTACATTTTTCTACTAGATGCTGTTTAAAAAGAAAATATTCAGTTGATGCACCTCGATATTCAAAATAAGTCTCTCGAGGCGTTTTTTCTGAATTTAATGTAAAGGAATACATTTCTTCACTTACATGTTCGATACACATTGCTTTATTTTTAATATTTCCGTTTTTAAGTATATTTTTAATACAATCACCGTCCATTGCTGTACCAATGAATATACCATTTGTTCTAAGTTTCTTAGATATTAAATTTAGAACGATGTCAATGTCTTTTACAAAATAATGAAAAGAAAATTGACAAGACACTACGTCATAAATACATTCGCGGTCTTTGCCGTTTAACGTGTTTAAAACAAAGGGGTCCGTTGCGGATATGTTCCAGAAGTAACACTTTGGCATATTTGCGTCCGATTTTACACTATTATAACGTTTGACGGCGCCGTCAAAATCATTCTTTTCGTATATAGACTTAGAATCGCAATCAAAACCTGTTACATACCTGAACCTTCCTTTTGCCCACTTGAAAATATCGCCTCCCCTACCGACGGCCACGTCTAGTAGTTTTGTACCCTGTGTCATTTTTTTTGCGTCGAGTATAAGTTGTAATTTTATCCAGTTATGAAACTTTCTCAAAGATTCGGTTGTTACACATTTGAGTTCCGTGGCTATAACGTCTCCTGATAGAATTTTTTCGTAAATTGCGTCTGCGGTTTGATTCATTTGGTTCGTTTGTATAATACTCAATGTTGTATTATACAAATGTACCTATATATAGTTTTTTTATGTAATAATTAAATCAGATTCATACCATATTAATAGCGTCATGGACTTTATCTGCATCCGCGTCTTCCATGCACATTATAGCCATTGCGGCATAATTATGAAGGTCCATCAAAGTGTCTTTTAACGTCTCGTCTGAAACATTAATTTCAAGACCCTTTTTAGATATATTAGTAAAACGTGCCATTTTATCAGAAATTCTAACTAATACACCAATCGTGCCGTGTTGAGCAAATGCATCTCCGTAATCGTTATTTTTCTTTACAAAAATTTCTTTACATTCAAATTGGATTTTTTCTAGTTGTTTAACACGATCCATTGTTAAATTTTAATGTATTATGTCTTTAAATGTCTATCAAATTTGTACATCTAGGTACGTAAAATTTAGCCAATTCATTTTCAAGTTCTTTAATTCTTTGTCCTTGTTCATACAAAGACTGTTTAAGATACCTATTTTCTTTACATTTTTCTTCGAAATCTCTATTAATGTCCGTTACATCTCGAAAATCGGATATAAATTTTTCATTAGATATATCTAGACATTTATTTTTATGTTTTTGAGTCTTAAAATGACTAGCGACCATTCTTGAGAAATCGCTTCTAGAATAAAATTTTCCACAACAATTACAACCATTAGGGTATTTTTCTTGTAAATCTCTAATGTTCATATCAACCTTGCGATTATTTTCCCAATCTGTTTTAGGTTCATATTTGATAATGTTTGTCAACATTTATACTATTTTATCAATTTTGTCTTTAAATATATTCACATATTTCGACAATTTTTCCATTGAACTTAAACGGTTTAGCGCAACCATATACTAATTTTTCATTAAATAACCTTTCGCATTCTTCTTTTGATGTATGAGGATATATAAATTCATTATTTGATTTATAAACAGCGTGCCTAAAAATACCACATTTAATATCAGATACATGAACTTGACACAAACAATTACAATTTGGACACGCGAAATAATACATCTTTTGAGATTCAATAAAAGTTATTATTTTATCGGTCATTGCCGTGTTAATATATTACTATTTTTAATTATATTTAAACTTTAAATAAAGTAAATTATTAATAATGAAGTGTGATTGCGGACCAAATGCCTTTTTCTATGAAAAAATTTGTAAAGAGGGAAGATTACACTTTTATAAATGTGGGTTAATTTTAAGCGAGTCTAAAAAGAAAGTTAAATGTGATTTTCTAATTGAAAAATATGTAGGAGAAGCGCCAATGGATGTGTGTAAAAAAGAAGAAACTGTTATTTTCAATAAGGAAATGAGCAATAAAATAAATACAGAAGAAAATTATAGATTAGATTTAAAAAAATACATCAATTTATGTGAAATTACAAAAGATAGACCAAAAAGACTTAGGGCTAATTACTTAGCAAATATTAATTATATACTTAATAAATTAAATTTTCCTCTTTTTTTCGAAGAAACTGAAAGTTTGGAAAGTCTTAAAGAGAGAATTAAACAGAAATGCATACCAAAGAGGAAAATAGAATCGAATTTTCCGATAAAACTTATAGATTACCCAGAATATTTAAAACCGGTTGAAATTAAAAAAGGAAAGAAAGAAAAGAAGAAAATTGTTGTCGAAAAACATAAAAATGTTAAAATGGATACAAAAGTTTCTGATTATGAAAAAGAAGAAGAAAATGAAATAACTGAAGAAAAAACAAGTGGCTACAATATAATAAATGCAAATTTAGATGGAAAAATATTAGAATCTGATAACGAGTCAGACGAAGAATCTGATATAGAGAATAACACATTTGACGTAGATGAATACGATTCTGTGGATGAATACGACGACTGTGATGGCGGTGGATTTAGCGATTAAAAATATAATGTAATTGTATATTAAACCATGTTATCTAAACTTTTAGACGAAGAAGGTCAAAATAAAATAAAAGACACGCTGAATTCTGTCGCTTTTCCTATAAAATTTTACTGTATAATTATAACAGCTTTGCTGTTATTAAATGCATTTTATTTATATTGTATTTCACAAAAACTCGGAAATTAATTTAAAAAAATAACCAATTTAAATTTAAATGTTAAACGTTTCAGATCAAGAGCTTCAGTTTTTCAAAAACGATGTCACGCAGTTTAGCGAATTAGAGGCTCAAATTAGAGAACTTAAGAGAAAAATGAAACCATTTCAAGATAAAATCAAGGAATTAACAAAAATAAAGCAAGATAAACAAGCGGAAGTTTTGTCTTTTATGGAAACAAATGAATTAGATATGTGCAATATAGACACTGCCTCTTATGAATTGAAAAGTACAAAAACTACTAAACAAATAACAAAGGGTGATGTATATGATAGGTTATATAGTTTTTTCTCAGAAGATGTAGAAAAAACTTCTGGGATGAATCCAGAAGAAAAAGCTAAGTTTCTACACGATTATATTTACTTAGAAGGACGTGAAAAAACTTTTAGTAAAACTCTAAAAGCAAAAACCAGTTAATTATATATAAAAGGTGATATATCTATTATATCAGATTCTTCTTCTGAACTATAAATTATATCATTTGGTTCTAACTTTATTTTTTTGATTTGTTTTGTATAAGCCTTGTATGTTAAATTTTTGATTACATTGTCTTCATTCGCTTTTAATAAAGCTACGCTTGAATTGTAAGTATCATCCGTAAAATAAAATACAGTTAAATTTTTTGGGGGTTCTTCAACATTATACAAGATAATATATTCTTTATATCTTTTACAATGTTTATATTCTGGAAAATTTTCCAAGTTAAACACAGACGACTTAGTCGTAAATTCGGTTATTTCTCCGATTTTATTGAAAACAAGAAATGTCTTCATTCTTATAATGTATAAAACATTATTTTTTACAAGTATAAACGATTATAAATTTCTAAAAATAATGTTGATTAAAAAATCATATAAAAAAATATTTTATATAAAATTATATCAAGTAATGTCTAATCTTGAATCTAACCGTCCTTGGAGTAACGAAATTAAAGAAAGAGTTAAAAACGCTGACAGGGATGAAATTTTTGAATATTTCCAAGATCTTAGTAAAAAATGGACAGTTAGTAAAGATAACGTCGTTGAAGATGCATGTAAAAAATTAAATATTTCTTCAATGGACGAAATAGACACTTCTATTCTTCAAATAGAACTGGAAAAGGCTATATTTGAAGCCACTATCGTTTATACCAAATTTAAAACTTGCGTTCAAGATTTTGTAGAATATATGTCAGAATGGGATAAAATTTACGAAGTAATTTTTTACAGTGAAAGGCTCATTAGGGATACATACTTGTTGTTTAAAACATTAGAACCTTGTCACAATTCACTTTCAAATGAAGACCCGGATATTCTATTTAAATATACGCGTTTTACAGACGATTCTAAAAAAACACCCTATCAATGTCTTCTACTATTTCTATTGGAGACTTTGTCAGAGGAAGGGTTTACGAAGTGTGGAGGAAATCTTTATAAACCCGTCATTAAAAGAGGTAATAATACACATGCCTGGAAAAAACAATGTACAATAAAAGAATTTATTTATCAAAAAACGGATCATAAAATCAATTTTAATCAATGGAAGAATGCTACGGCAAACGGTGGAAGTAATATTAACAATGCAGAAAAATATTTCAATGAATTTGTTGGTCCAGAACTTCCTGCGCTTATAAAAGATAGGCGCTTGTTTGCTTTTAAAAACGGAAACTACATAACTAAGTATAATATTGCGGGTCCAGACGAAACACCGGTTTATACAGATGTTTTTGTTCCGTATGGAGAATCGCATCCGTACATTACAAACTTTTCAGTGGCTTGTAAATACCATGATACCAATTTTAATAATTTTAGCGAATATTCAGAAGAAGATTGGTTTAAGATAATAGATCACTGTCCAACATTCAAAAGTCTTCTCGATTATCAAGAATTTACAGAAGAAGTACAAAGGTGGTTATGTACTTTTATGGGAAGAATGTGTTTTGATATCGGAGAACTTGATAACTGGCAGGTGTTATTGTATCTACTTGGTCAGGCCGGCGCAGGTAAAAGTACAATCCTTATGAAAATTCTTCAGAAGTTTTACGAAGAAGAAGATGTTGGTATTATAGCAAATAACATTGATGCAAAATATGGTATTAAACCCCATGCAAATAAATTTATGGTACTTGCACCAGAGATTGCCGAAAATTTTAAAATGGAACAAACTGATTGGCAATTGATAGTAGAAGGAGGCAGAAATACTTATTCTGAGAAATACAAAAATGATGAAACTATTGATTGGAAAGTACCTATGATTATGGGGGGTAATAAAATGATGAGATACAAAAATAATTCAGAAAGTGTATCTAGACGTACAGCTGTTGTAAATTTTTGGAAGAAAGTTATGGTTACAGATACAGAAATTGATAAAAAACTATTGAAAGAATTGCCTATGATACTTAAATTGTGTGTCCGAGGTTATTATCATGCTTTAAATACCCACGGTAAAAAGGGCATCTGGAATATTCTACCAAAATATTTCCACGAAAATAAAGAAGAAATGGAACAAACTACAAATTCTCTACAGAATTTCTTGAAATCTGGAAAGGTTGTGTTTGATAAGAAATTGTATATCCCAATGAAAGTATTTTCTCAAGCATTTAACGATCATTGCAGAGAGAATAATTTGCCCAGGGAACAATTTACAAAAGACTATTTTATGGGTATCTTTACTAATAATAATATTAAGATTGTTCAGCAGGGTACACGAGAATACCCTGTTAATTCCGGGGTTATATTGAAAAGAACTACATTTTTTACTGGTATTGATATACCAGGAGACGATAACGACATAGACGACCCAGAATAATTGCGTTTTATATTATTATTTTAAATACTGATATTTAATTAAAATGGCCTCTGAAGAAGATTCCAGTCTTGTTTATGTAGTTTTAGTAGTTTGTGTATTGGCTATCTTAGCGTTTTTTATATATAAACTTTATTCTAGAGTTAATGAGCTCTTTGAGAATCTAGAAGGACTCAAAAACGAAATAAAGCCCAAAGAAACCCCTGTTATAGATGAAACCCCAGTAGATGAAACCCCAACGCCTACATTAGAAGAAGATTTACAAGTAGAAGACCCTGGTACAAGCCAGCAACATTCCGAAAAGAAGGATAAAAAGAAGGACTAATCATTGAAATTAATGTATGAATTTATAAGATTTTTAAAATATTCGTATTCAGAATCTTTAACATATAAGTTCCATTCTATTGCATTTAAAACGTGACTCTCTAACGGACCAGAGTCCGTTATTTCAAAGTCTAAACAATATTTATTAGCCAATATTAAACAAGTTTCTAATAATTGTTTAATATTTGTATAATTAATAGATTTTACTTTTATGTATCTATTTAAATAGATTAATGCTACTATAACACTGCTTCTTTCAAATATTTCATTACATTTATAAAAGTCGGTTATAAATGTATGTATAAAACACCTATTGGTAAATTTTTGAAATATCTTATGAGAAGTGTTAACAGTGACATCGGAATTCAGTATATTATTTATCTGAGATAGAGTTAGCATTAATTTAATATAAAAAATCATTATTATTTTGCAATAAAATTAAAACTTTATTTAATACGAATTTATAAGAGTTTATATCGTTTCCCCCTGTTATTATAATACTACCCGGTCTAAACATTGCACAAGTTATTATATTCTCTGTGTACGGGTTAGTAAATTTTATATTAATACCAGGGTACTTACTAGGGTTAAATGTATACATTTTAATACAGTCTATCTCTTTTTTATCAAAAAATTTACATACATTTGCCTGTTTGATGTTTTTACTTATTTTAAAATCCGAATTAATCATACATATTCTTACATTTGATATATGCGAAGCACTCTCAAATGCGTCAAGATTACACAATCTTTTATAAACTTTGCGTATAGCATAGGTGGCTGCCATAACATTCAGTATACCAGCCAACTGAATGTTTCCGTTTGAAAAGATCTTTAGAGATACCCTGTTTTTATTTTGATACTTAACACCCGTATAAGTATTTATACAGTTATAAAAAGTTTTGCAACTAGTTTCTTCACAATAAGTTTTTCTGTATTCTTGTAAGTTTATCTTGCTATTAAAACTACAACAAATTGTCATCGTAGATATAGTCCACGGTTTTGTTACAACAAATTTATCCGTTTCCCGTATGTCTTGTAATTCATTGTATATGTTATAAAAAGAATTAAAATTTTCATTACATATACAGTCGTTATACTTGCATTTTGGATCGCAAATTTTACAGAAATCAGTCATTTAATCTCTTTATATTTAATTATAATTTTTCTTTATATTAATATTTTTTTGCAATTTAACAACGAGTCAGGTGTTCACTATCTCTATTAAGTTAATATAATCCAATATTACGCTATTTGTTATAGACTCTTTGCACGCTTTTAAAATTATACCAGAATCTTCTTCTGTATGATTTTTGATAAGATAATTAGTATAATATATGATTCTAGGTAAGATATTGTGATAAGTTTCTTCAATAGACAATTCCCTGTTTTCTATTTCTTTTACTATATCATATAAACAATAAGTTACAATATGTAAATCGGTATTTTTAATCATGCTCTTAGAAATAAGTATTTTATTAGTTGTCTTACCGTAATAATATCTTACCATTTTGTTAATTTCTATTAATTTAGTGTCGTCTATAATTTGTCTGGTACACGGATCTCTAAAGTTTTGAGTTTTGTTAAGGTACTCAATAAAGGTGTGAAAATTATAATAAAAAAACTTTTGATACACCTTTATAGAAATAAAAGGATACTTTAGAGGTTCATGACATATAGGACAAATATTGTCAATAATTGTTTTTTGTCTTAATTTATTTTGAATAACACTGGCTGCGTTAAAATGTTTCAATAGGATTAATAATTCGTTCTTTTTTAATTCATTAATAAATTTTATCCCTTTTGTTTTACATAACCTTTTTAAAGCCTTAACATTGAAATTGTTTGAATAAGATATCAACATACCATTTTAATTATAATATATATTTTTAAATTAAATACGTTAATTAAAATGTGTTTAAAAGAATAAAATATATAAATTATAATGTCTTCATTTAAGATTTCTAAAAAAACCGCGCATACAGACTCTAGAATGTCTATAATAGCAAAACATGAACAAACATTAGAAACTATAGAAAACGAAAAGAAAAATTTAAGTAAATATAAATCGGAGTTAAATTTATTACATAGGGCAAGAAGTATTAATAAATCTAACAAAGACGTACAAAAGATAAATCAAAAAATTAAAGATCTAGAAGACAGGATACGTGACATAGAATCGGAAAGAGATCTTTCTGATTATTTATTTAAATCTATGGATTTTATTAAAAACATAGACATCGAAGAATATACAAATGAATGTAACAATAATGGAGAAATATTTAAATACATTTCTTTAGATTCGAAAAATAACAGGGAAGAAATGTATAAAATGTATATGGCAACATGTTTTCCTGACGAAGCAGAGAATATAGTCCAAGTAAGGAAAAACACATTTAATTGCAAAGAATGTGGAGGTGATACCGTCCGTGATACCGCCGCCGGAAAATTAATTTGTTACACATGTGGATTAACAGAAATTTTTAATATATCAGATCTTCCAGAGTGGAATCATGCAGAAAACCATGAATACACCAAGCCTTATAGTTACAAAAGAACAAATCACTTCAAAGAATGGATTACCCAAATACAAGGTCGAGAAGGCACAACTGTTCCAGAAGAAGTTATACAATCACTTATTCTCGAAATTAAAAAAGAAAGACTAACAGACAAGAGTCTTATTACGTATTATAAAATTAAAGAATTTCTTAAGAAATTAAAATTAAATAAATACTACGAACACATTCCTAATATAATTCATAAAATTACGGGAAATAAACAACTTATTATATCTCAAGAATTAGAATCTAAATTGACTGATATGTTTAATGAAATTCAAGAACCGTTTGAAAAGCACTGTCCTAAAAACAGAAAGAACTTTTTAAGCTATTCTTATACTTTATATAAATTTTTTCAATTGCTTAATAAAGACGAGTATCTTATTTATTTTCCATTGTTAAAGAGTCGTGAAAAATTATTCGAACAAGAAAATATATGGAAAGGAATCTGTAAAGAATTAAATTGGAAATTTATTAAATGTATATAAAATGTATCTAATGTATTTAGTAATTATTAAATGTAACTGCTCCATTTTGGTATAATCCTGTACATTTGCCTGTTGCTACAACACCAAGGAAATTATAAAATGCTGGGTCTATAGTTTGCGACTCGTTAAAAGCTACATTATTACCATTTTCATCTACCGGTGATATAAGTACACGGATAGAATCGTATCTACTCAATGGAACATAATCTTGATCAGTAATACCAAGATTTGCCAAACTTATCTTATAATATAAAAAATTCTCGCCATATTCCGTCTGCAGGGGGGAGCCGGAAAAGCTTACCGTGAGAGTGTCATTATAAAGAGCCGCGCCTGCTTTCGATCTAATATTGACTATTTCTGGTGGAATAATACCTGAATAAGAAGTAGAATTTAAATAAACTTCAATTTCAAGACCATAATTTCGGATCTGAGTCTTTTGAGGTGCTAATACATATAAAGCGTCGGCGTATATATTAAAATTATCGCAGTTTATTGTTACGCTTTTTGCAGATTGAAGAAGGGACAACGACGCGACGTTCAATCTAGACGAAAATTGAGTTATATTAGTTCTTTTGGGAATTACTTGTTTTCTAAGAAAATCTCTTTCAGCGTTAGTCATTGTACTCTTATTACAAAATAGTCTAAAAGTGTATTCAGTAGAAATAGCGGTGATAGTACCGTTCGCAATATAATTATTGAAGTCATCCTTGACAAAAGAATGTGCAGCGGGGTAAACTTTAACTTGTAAAGTTTGATTATTTGCACACGCCATAAGATATGACTCATTTAAGTTATTATTACTGTTTCCAAATATATCTAAATTAAAAACCGTTGAAAATACACTGGGGCCGGCATAAGTGTTCACGAACCGGCTATTAGCCATTGGACGACGTTTGCAGAACATGACAATTTCGCTACTATCCAAAAAATTTTTAATTAATCCCGTTGTACTAATTGTAGATATAACTTGATTTCCTACACATATTTCAACTCGATCTATTAAACCAGCCAATATCCACCTAGGAGCTGCCTCCCCGGGATTGAAGGAACTGTCAGTACTTACTAATAATTTTAGATCACTAACTGCGTCCGAGTCATTGTCAAGAGTAAATACAATTGTTTCTGCAGATTTGATTGTATTTGTATTAGCGGGGACTTCTGATACGGCAGAACCGTTTACATAGTATTTATCAGTGTCTTTTTCGTTCCAAAAAACAGATTTTACCCCAGGTACGTATTCGTCAGTAGTACCATATCCTTGAGTACCACTTCCGTTGTAAGCTGCTACTGCTGCAATTGAGCCTGACATTTATTAATATTATTATATATTTATTTTTTTTTTTAAATTGTTTAAACCCATTTTAATACATTGTATTATTTATTTAAATTTAAATAAACATACAGTGTATCCATTTATATTTACATTTTTATTTACATTTACAGTTAGATTTAGTACATAGCAAGAGAAGCCGCGCCGCCCTTGAAGAGTGCAGTTGTCTCGCCTACACATGTTACGTTTACGAATGTATCCGAACCCGCGGAAGGGGCCGATGTAAATGTTAAAGTTAAACGAATGCTATCAAAACGATTTAAAGGAACACATGAGCCCGAGAATGCAGTAGCCGCGAGCGGGAATATATAAGTACCCATTCCAAATTCTTTTACTGAGATTGGCGCAACTGTGTCGGTAATCGTAGCGGTAATACTGCTGGCGGTGTTCTGGGTAAAGGTGCCAGCGGTCGAGATATCCACTGACTGCCCCGAGAAGTTACCACTCGAATTGGCAGTGACTGTGGCTACGGGCTGCGTAGTTACCGTCCCAAGCCCCCCAAATGTAATAGTGTATGTCTTACCAGGTGTAAAATTTCCACCTGTTGTTGCTGCCGCGCCGGAGGCGTCGAGGGCCGTGATCGAACCTCCTGACGCGTCGATCGTGGCTGCGAAGTTTGCGGTGGAGCTGGTCGCATTGTCGCCATAAATGTATTTATTCGCGTATACGCCAAGAGAGTCGGCTGTACAAGACTCTAGTAAAACACCGGGTAACTGACCGGAATAAGAGCTGGAATTTAGTTTAAGTTCCGCTGTTTTTAATTTAATAGGATCACCCGACGAATCTAATCCAGCATCACCTGCAATTATAAGGTGCGATGTATATAACGAAAAGTGGTCAAGTTCAATAGTTTTTGTAGCCCCTGATCCCAAATCAGATGTGTAAGAATTTTGAGTCATCTTAAGTCTCTTTGGTAGACCCATAGGCATGGCCTTAATTTGTTCACGTTCTTCGTTGCACATAATTTGCTGTTTAGCAAAAAGAAGGCACGAGGTGATAGTAGCAGCACCGCCCCCCTGCAGCGCTGTAGTAAGCGTTCCATTTGTGGCGCCGGCATCGAAGGTGCCGCTGCCGTCGCTCAAATCTAATGTAGCAGTAAATGGAACATCCTCTTGTATAACAACAGGGTATGTCTTGTCGGTTGAAACCGCAGTCTTATAACCCCTAAAGGTCAAGGTCTTAGGAGGGGTTTCTACGAATGTAACTTTTACTTTTACAGACTGGTGTGGGGCGGCGGCCATTGGGTATCCATCTTCTGTTTGATTTGAAAAATTTCCAAGGCGCGGCCCTAGAGTTTTTGTTAAAGAGGGTAATACGATCCAAGCCTTTGTGGACGCGGAGAAGGAGGCAGCGGAAGACAACTTAGCAGTCTCTGCAAACGCATCGGGAGTCATCTCTGTAGAGTTTACTACACGTATGTCTTCTTTTTCAAGAGTTTGCCAAATTTGAGTCCCAACCTGAATTTCAACACGGTCAATTATACTCTGTAAAGCAAATGGAGCAGTGGCGAGGGTGGCGGTCAAACCAGTTTTACCGAACCCTGACGCAGCCCCACTTGTCGTGTAGTTTGGAAACTTAGCTTCTACTTGTAAGTACATATCACCAAGACAATCAATGTCGCTGTTTACTGTAAAAAGTCTTGATTGACCAAAATTTAAAGTTTGGGCGCCGCTAGATGGAATCTCAATTACAGACGAACCATAAAGTAGCTGGCGAGTAGTATCATTCTTGTTCCAGAAGACCGACATAACGTCTCCATCTTCGTCTTG